GTTTACTCCACGCACACAAATAACTCCCAACTTGCCCCATCTCTCTAATAGCTCTGCTCTTTTATCTTTCACTATCATCATCCTTTCTGTGTACATTTTTCAATTTACATATTCCAGTTAAATGCTCTTTTGCTACAGGAAGTAAGTCCATTAGTTTAATGTTATTGTAAATACTTTGTTGTGATTGAAATAATAATTCATAAAATTCTTTTGATATTAATGTGACAGAATCCTTAGCTACAGCATCGCAATTTCCCTGTTTAACATAGTAACATTCATTATCTAGGTCTTGCAGTATATAAATAGATCCTATTAAGAATGGATTGTTTTCGTCTACCCAAATCGCATATAACAGTTTATTATCTTTCTTTACGTATACTAGACTCATTTCTTCATCATCTAATTCTATTTCTGGGTGTTTCTCCAGTATACTTATAATCTTTGCTCTTGATTCATTCTTGTATTGCCTTACCATTGAATTTATAATTCTTTTATTTTTGCAAATCATTGCAGATTCAAATTTATCAGAATAATCACCTGGAACTGGAATAGAAAAGCCTACTGAATACTCATCTCCACTGAACTTTTTAGTGATGAACTCATCGGCAACTTTAATATATCCTACAAGTGAAGATATTTCACTTACTGCTCTTTCGGTTTCTCTTTGATTTTTAATTTTTGGCATAATTAATTCCTCCTACCATGCTTTTAATACTCTCATATGACTAAATTCATTACATGTAAGCTCTATTTCTCTTTTACTGTTAGTGAATGGTGCATACTTATTGTTTCCTCTTTCCCATTGTTTGAAACATTTATTTTTAGTGCTATCAGTAATATCTCTGTTTTCTTTCTTTTCTGCTTTATAATTACCGCATATTTCACATTGATTTGGCATTGGTTGTCTTCTTGTTTTTGTTGAATTAATTATTGTCCTTACCATCTTCTATCTCCTCTTCTCTTGTTTCTGCTTCACATTCAGATACACTTACTAGATTTTCTTTTAGAAAGTCTACTTCTTCTTGGGTTTTACATTGGCTATACAATTCATTTATAAATAATGCTAAGCTATTCGTATCTAATTTTAATTTTCCATTTTCGCCTCTATCTAACATCTTCCTTACTCTCCTTTATTATATAGAATTCACATGGCTTATCCTTTTTTAATTCGCCCTCAAGTCTTCTCCAACCATCATCTCTATTGCAACAAGCTCCCCATGCAAATATTCCCATTTGATAAGTGCCTTTCCTACCGCATGTAGTACATTGACTCCTTTTCCTCATTGTGCCTTTGCAACCTTTGTTCTTGACACTAATTGAATTGGATGTTGATTTCACTACAGTCTTATCTGGACTTGTATTCAGTGAAGATGCGAGCGCCCATTTTACACTATCCATAATTATTCCTTGCCCTCCCATGTTTTTCCAAGCTTTTTATCTTTCCATTCAGTATTTCTCTTAGTTTCACTCTTTGGTTGGATCAAATCGTTGAACCAATGCTCTTGATTTCTATCTCTCACTGCTTGCGTTGCTGCGTAGAAGAATCTATTCCATAATTTATTAGGATTAAATAACATCCATAATTCTAAATCCAAATTCTTAATTGCGAACTCAATGTGCTTTGTCATCCACTGTGCTTTGACTCCACTAATTATAAGTTTCTTCTCTTCCTTATTAAACCATACATCTGAACATTCAAATATCTTTTCTATGTCTGGTTCAGGTTCACCTCTATGAACTGTAACTCTGTGGCCAGCTAACTTCTTTATCGCACCAATACAAATATCCTCTGCAAAATTATCATCTAATTCCTTGTTCTTAAAGGTATATGTGATTGTAAAAGTTTTTTCAGGCTCTTCTTCATTGTAATCTACAATAATTAAATCTTCCTTTACTTCTTTTGTTCCAAACCAACCTTCCATAGGAACAAAATCATCATGGATTATACCTATCTTTCTTCCATATTCTATAATTTTCTTACTATCTTCCTCATTTTTAACATTAATTGGTCTGCCGCAAACAACATTGAATGCTTTGCAATAAGTTAAGTAGTGACCGCGTAGCTGAACTTCACCCTTTTCATTTATTTTGATATTATCATCTTTTAGTTCACCACTCTCAATCATTTCCTTTACTTCATCAAAAGAGTAGTGTCTTTTGCCCTCACTACCAAAATTAACTAACCCTACTTTTACTTGTTCTTCATCTTGATTTCCAAAACTATCTGTTTCTACATGAAGGTAATCATGTAGAAATATTCCATCTTTCATTGCCATTTTATTATTCCTCGCTTTCTAAATTATTTATCATTCCTTTTATTATAGGTTTTTCTTAAATTTATAAGAAATAGTGTTCTGAAGAAATTTACTACATGGTTTCCTTTAACTGTTTCTATCGGCCATCCGTATTTATCTCTTAATTTCATCTTAATTTTCCTCCTCCTATTTATTGAGCTATACAGATACTACAAGCGCATCCAAAGCACTCCATTTCTTTTCCTTTAGCACTTAACTCTGCACATTTTTGGCTATCTTTTTTCATTGAATTGGTTAATTTTTTAACTGCATACCCATTATCCCTTAGTAATTTTACTGCATTATCAATTTCTTTACTCATCTTGCTGCCTCCTCCAAATTATTAGGATCTATATAAATGATCTTCTTACCTTTTTTTCTTGCATATTTAATGCAGTTCCAAGTGCCACTTTTACTTTTCTCGTCACCATTCCATACAGCGATAACAATGTCAGCGTTATCTACCATGTATCTATTTCTCTTATCCATTTTGCCTGGATGGTAAATATCTTTATCGATTCCTTTTACTTCATACCCCTCTACATAATCTACTGCGGTAACTTCATCTGCTAGTTTGAGTTGTTCTAGATAATATTCTTGTTGTTTTGGTGTCCATTTTATATACTGCTGACCAAATGGTATTGCTATTTCAATAGTTAGTGGCCACTTTATTTCATGGCACGCGTCGAAAGCCATTTGGTCAGTACCAAGCGCTCCACCAACGATTACAGTGCATACGTTGTATTGATCTTTAATTATTTCAAGCACCGTATTTTTTATTTTTTCTTTTATTCTTAGATTTTTATCAGAATCTCTATTGTACCCTCCAAGTTTATCTGGACGATGGCCTGTAAAACATATCTTCATATTATTTCCTACCTCTCTATCTCATATAATTTAATGAAACGTGTTAGTGACTCAGGAAGTGGAACAAAATCAGGACCACTCCATACTCCCATAACTGTTTTGTAAAGTTTGCTTATATCTAAATGATTTTCTTTCTCATATGACTTAATCTTATTTAATATTATTTTAGCTACTGCACCGGAATATCCTAAATTAGGAAGATGCCAAAAGTGTCCAATCTTTAATTGCATAATAAGCCACTTATTAAAAGCTAAAGTTCTATTATGAACTTGATACTGATATTTCATTGGAACTATTGAATCTATTCCTTGTGGAAAGAAACTTATATCAGTACAACCTCCACATTGTATTGATACTGCAAACATATTATTTATCTTATCTATAGTTTTGTTAGCATCTTCCCATCCAGGATATAATTCTTCGCTACTCTTTAACTCCATCTTCATCACCTGTCTTTTCATAATATTCTACTGAAGATATATCCCTAGCATTGATAGCAACTCTATTGAGTTTACAATGGACATTATAATCCATTTGATCTGTATATAATTCATAATATTTAAATCCATCACCATTCAGTGATGCAATAAAAACTAATGGTGATGTATCAGATGCAATAGCATATCTTTTCCCATTAGTTAAAGTTACTATCAAGGCTATTTTTTTAGCAGCTTCACTCATCGTTCTCACTCTCCTTGCCAATCAGTTTATTGTCGCAAGCCAATCCTCTTTTAGTAAAAATACATTTCTTCTCACACTGTGAAGTACAGAAATCACAGCAGTTGATGCAACCCTCTTCATTATTTATTGATATTTTACATTGAACCATTACTGTCACCTTCAATCTCTTTTATACTTAACCTATTTCCGTCTAAGGTTACTATTATTTTATCTGTTTCTTTTAATTTACTTGCATTGAGTAAAAAACAAAGACTGAAAGTTTCTAGCGATAAATGACATAGATAACTGGTTTTTTCTCCTTTATCGATAAAGACATCTTCTTTCTTTTGATTTTCATTTTCTTTGATATAATCCCATAAAACTTCCTTTGTATAAGGAACACCTGTTTTAATTGGTAAAATATCAGCATCTGATCTTTTTATTAATTCTGTTGATTTCATTAATTTGCCTCCTTAATACAGTGCACATCTAGGGTTTGGAAAAGTTCCTTTCTTATGAGTTGCATACATCTTTTTAATAATCTCTTTTTGATTTTCAGTGAATCCCCACTCACTAAGTTCTTCATCGGATATACTTCCAAATTCTTCATTATTAATTCCATTTTTAATTATTCCAAATACTTTATTCTCAACATCTTCTTTATATGGCTCATCAAGTCCATTCCATATTTCTCCGATTTCGTAGTTTGAAGTGACTTCACCTACCACTTCCTTAACTATTTCATTCATTTTATCATCACTTATTCTCACTATTTTCGCCCTCCCATTTGATTTTATTTTTTCCTATCAATTCATCAGCTTTTCTTATAGCTGCTATTGCTTTGTCTTTAAATCCAACGGAACTGTAATCAATTTTTATATAATAATTTAGCCATGTCATAAAACCTATTCGACCTTCCATCTTTTTGTTGTATAATCTTTCCAATTCAAATACATGATCATTAAACTCATCACTCAAATCAATTACAGCAAGAAGATTATTAATACTTACTAAATCTTCTATCATTCGTGGCTCATTTCTGTCTTCTATTCCGATTACTGTATCATCCTTAATTAATTGAGAATCTGTTATAATAAAAGCTGTTTGTTTTAAATTCAAAGCAGTAGTGATTGATTCCACTACTGCTGAATTTATCATTGATGATTGATTCATGTTGAATCCTTTGTTTATAAGCTCTACACTTTCTGGATTCATTACTTTAAAATCTATAGAATATTTATATTGACTCATGATTTTCTCCCTCCCATTTGATTTCATAACTTATTTCTGTTGGTATTATTATTTTCTCCTCATGCTTCGCACATACAGACAAATTAAAGGTTTCACCATCATGGAGCCTTAAATCTAAACTTGAATTAGTACAAACAAAAGGAATAGTTTTGATTGCTTCGTTCTCGCAACCCTCGACACAACATTTTATACAAATCCCTCCAATCATAAAACAAAATATTAAAGAAGAAATAAACTTAGTCTTAAGCTCTTTCTTCTTTAATGTCTTATACTAATTAATCCAAGACTTTGATGAATTTCATTCCTTGCTCTCCTTGCCACTTGCACCTCGCACAAATGCTAGCGTGATAATCAGCAATACTATATAAATGATGATTCCTATTACTACAGTTTTCATGGCTTACACCTCCGTTCTGTTTTATATTGTATCATCTATGTCATGGCTTGCGTGGAAAATATACTAAAATGCAAAATTGAGCGCAATTTATACTCGTCAGTACAAAAACATAGAATACTCTGATAATTTGTACTCATCAGTATAATAAAAAACTATAATGTGGACACTTACAATTTCTGTAAGTGTCCTTGTGGACATGGTGGGCGTGGCTCTCTGAAAGGAAATAATTGCTTTGGAAAAATAAGGGTGTCCTCAAGTGTCCAGTAAGTGTCCACCAGTAATGATAATATTTGGTAAATCATTTTTGGGGAAACCCTTATGGACACTTACTTATAGGTTATATATATATAATATAATATAATAATATATATATATTAGGACACTTTAAGATAAACTATATAGGGGTAATTTTTTAATTCACTCCTTTTCCTTTAAATTCTCTCTTATTTTAAGATTTTTTTAAAGAATTTTTACATAAAGGGGGATACCCTTAGCTAAAAAGTGTCCAAATTCATCATTTTTAGTGAGAATCCTTTTTGGGACAAGAAAAAAGCTTGGACACTTTGTGGACACCCATTTATTTCCATCTGTCCACTTTTTATTTTTCTTTTCCTGGACTAGAAATTTCTCAATTATATGAAAAGTCCAAAATGGACACTTTGATTTTAAAAGTGTCCATTGTCAATTAGAAATGATTATCAATTAGTTGATGATTTTGAACCTAAAATGAAAAATTGGAGGGCAATTGCCCTCCAATCGGTATTCAAATGAATTTTATTGTACGACAGTCAATCCAAACCATGAATTATCATCATCAACTACTGTGCAATAGCCAAATTGTAGCATAATAGCATCGAAAGTTTCTAATTCAGGAAGATAGTACATATGATTTCTAGATGTTTTATAATATTCATACAAACCTTCACAAGAAACACTGAACAATCCTTCTTTAGTAGAATTACGTAGAAAATCACGTACATCTTTAATTACTAGTTCAATAGGCATAGATTTATTAGCTTTTGCTAGCTGAGAATTAAGTGAAGAATTAGTGAGATTTAATTGTTTATTATATATCTTTAATTCATGAACTTCCTCTATTGATTTATTATAATTTGAATTAAGATTATTAGCTACTTTAGTTTTTCTTACAAGTTCATCAAGTTTTTTCTCATATGCACTTTCAAACTCATTAGCTACCTTAGTTTTTCTATCAAGTTCATGTACTAGATTGGTATTTCTATTAAGTAAACTTCTAACTTCTCTTCCTCTTTCATTAAATTTTCCTAGTAATTCATTATATTTCTTCGACCAATTAGCTTCACTCTCTGTAAGTTCTTCATTCTCTTTTTTTAGATCCTCATTTTCTTTTTGTAGTTCACTTTTAATTACTGGATGCTCTTCAATTATAGTTATTCCTGATTTAACTAAAGTTTTTTCAAGCCTACCTCCATCAGAGTAAACCACTTTTCTTGCTGACTCATCCTTTGTTTTTGATAACATAGCTTTTCTCACCAATCCTTCGATACGTTTTGTCTTCATATTTAATTCCTCCCGAAAGTAATTTCGAAAATGATATATCATTTTCTTTAATATCTTATACAAGATTTAATAGATAATATATAATAACTTGTAACAAACCTCTTTTTAATCTAAAATAAAGATAGAAATTAAAGGAGGTAGAAAAGATTATGAAAAGAGCAATTAACGTGAGTGAAGCTATGATGGCTTCATTAGCACTAACTTCTGATTATGAAACAGTAGATCACGAAAAGATAGATAAGGTAGCCAGTTCAGTTCAAAATACTTGTTTAGAAAAGATAGCTGGAATCTATATTGATAACCCTACTCAAGAAAATATAGAAGACTTTATTAGAAAATACATGTATAATGAACTTACTTTCTTTCCAAGAGTTCTGGAAGTGGGTGTATCCTTTATACCCTCTAGTTTTGACAAGGTGCGAAAAAACCTCGTAGAAGATGGCACAGGTGCCGTACAAGTCAAGGTTAGAAGCAAAATAGTGGAACTTCCCTTTATGATTCATGGAGGTGATTTAGAGCCTTTTGATGTCATTCAAATGGACAACCAAAGAGTTCCATATTCTAGGGAAAATCTGCAAAAAATTATAATCAACCTAGACAGACAGCTTGAGAAAGAACAGTCAGGCGAAAGCGATGGCTCACCATACCAAGGATTGGCAGATTATACCAATCCATCAACAGCACCCGGATTCATGGGAGATGTGCTGTCTATTAGAGATTCTCAAAGTTACACTCCAGGGTCAGGCAGATACGTCACTGCGTCATCAGAGTTCACAGAACTAGAGAAGACTGCTAGTAACTACAGTGAAAAGAATATCCAAGATTTAACAACTGACCAAATGATAAGTGTTCTCAATAAAGATGGAGATTTATCATTCGATACTCATTCTCAATTGAAGTCAGCAAGCGAAACCTTGGACGATTTAATTAAAGAAGCAGAGTTCCATGAACAATGCCAAGCAAAAAATAAAGCTGAAAAGAAATCTTCAACTCATGAGTTTTATGAAAATCTAAAGAAAGATTTAGCTGATGGTACAGATAAGACTGCATCAGAAAATATGTTAGGTGAAATAGAATTTATTGGTAACTCTAATCCTACACCAGCTGGATTATTAGAAAAATCTGCTGATGAATATGATGCTATGGGACTTGGTTGGAGTTCTCATAGAAAAGATTTAGCTGATGGATTCGATAAGGCACTTCAAGATGTTGAAAGAGAAAAGTCAACAGTACCAGCACCAATGGATGGGGAAGATGCAGTCAAAACAATACTAAGAGAATCCGGAATGAAACTTGATAATGGAAATATAGATAAAGAAGCTAGTGATCACATGAAGCGTTTCGTTGAGGATGGTAAAAATAACTTCAAGGCAATATTTGGTAATTTCACAAAGAAACCACACTCTAACGAAGGCTTAGAAGAATTAGGCTCTCTTAGAAATCAATTCAAGAAACATGCAGGTGAAACTTTCGTCGTTACTGATTTAAATGCAATCATGGAAAAAGTTGCCAGTTTAAAACCTATGACAGAAGAAGAAATGAATACTATTGCATTTGTTTTAAATAAAAGAGCAGCCATGAATACTAGAGATGAACTTGAAAAATTAGCAGCTGATGAAGAAAAGCAAACACCTACTAGAAAAGACCTGGACAATGCTGAAAAAATGGTCAAGTTTAAATTTGAAGATGCAAGACATTTCGATCATGGAACATTTATTGTATTCCCTGAAATAAAAGATGGTCAAGTTTCTATGACACCAGGAATAGTTTTATCTAACCTTGATACATCATTCATGAGTGGAAAAACTGCTGGGTTTAAGTTTGTATGTGCGAACGATGGAAGAATTAAAATCTTAGAAAAAGATGCATTCTTATGTAAGAAAGTAGATTCAGCTTTCAAACTTGTAACTACAGAACTTAGGGCTCTACAAAATAATGATAACTTCTTTGCACTTAATGGCGATAAGGTTACAATCCCATTAAACATTGGATTTATAGGTAATTTATCTTATGGAAATTCAATAGGAGAAAATAAGATAAGTACTGTTGGTTATTACTATAACTGTAAGCCAATCAATTCAGGATATACAAACAGTTTATTTAGTGGAAAGACTGTGAACTCAGACAGCACAGATATCTATACTCTAGATGAACACAAGTTTGAACAAGTATCACATGAAGATTTCTTAACTGCGAAAGCAAAGGAATCAGGGTTATCGGAAGATATCATCAATTCACTAATGAGTTATTCAGGTAGAACTCAAAAAGAAGTAGTTGTTGCAGATCCTCATTCAAAAGTAATTAAAATTGCTGGAATTATAACAACTAACTTTAAGGACCAAAATGAGTTTGATACAAAGAATCAATTACATGATGCAGGTTATGATGTAGAAAAGGTTGCCTTTGCTCTTAACACTGTAGTTGTTGAATGTGTTGATAGAAGAGTAGGCATATACAACGTCTTTGTTGATTATAAGGATACTAATCAAAGATTCTTTAATCTAAGAAATCAAAACTTCAATAGAATTAAAGAGGGTAAAGTTCGTGCTGTTCTTAGAATACTTAGATTCCAAGGAAATAAGCTAAATGAAATTATATACAAAGCTAAGAATGAACCAAGAGCTAGTTACCCAATACCAGCTGAATGTACTGCACAAGATATTCAAAAACTTCAAGGTGGAGCAATGACAAATGTATCTACTCGAGCAGTTAAGAATATTGTTCAAAAATATGTAAACCCACTAGATATTGCTAAGACATTGGCTTCGACAGTTATGGGAGCTATGATTACCAAATCTGTTGTTAATATGGCTACACCAGGTGGTGCTGTATTTAAGGCTGGAAATATTCTAGGTAAATTAGCTAATGAAACTGCAGAGTTATCACCTAAGTTTGAAAAGTATGCTCAAACACATGAGTCAGAAGAATACTTAGATGTAGCTAGAATATTAGGTATCGGATATAATTTATCTGAAAAGCTTGCAACTATAATTGAGGATAACAATAATTTATATCCAAACATCAAAGAAGTTGTATCTGATATAAGCCTTGCAAGACCAGTATTAGAAAAGATAGCTTATGATTTAACTGCACTCAAGGTTAATGGAACTTATCACAATATCGATACAGGTGTTGATAAGAATGATATTAATCGTGCTGTAGCAACTATCGATAACATCTATAAGATAGCTAAATGCTTAGATGAATCTATTGATAAAGATAAGTTAGACTTTAGCAAGAAATCAGATAAAGATAAAGAAGAAAAAGAAGCAGGGACAGATACAATGTTCGGAGCAACTACTGATGCAGCTTCTAAAGCAGTTAAAAATGTGAATGGAGCAGCAGGCACATTATCTACAATACCTCAACCAAACGTAAACAATGGCGGTGCAATGTAAATATAAAAGAAAAAAAGATATTGAGGGCGAAAGCCCTCCTTTTTTATATTGCTTTATATTTTTGTTTCATTCTGTCTATTGATTTTGTAATTTCATCTTCTACTATTTTCTGCTCTTCAATTGTTAGTATCCTGCTATCATTTTTTGCTATGCTCTTAATATAACTTCTTACTATTTCATTTTTACATTGATCTAATGCATCTACTCCTACTTCTTTAACTATAATTTCAGTTACTCTATCTATTGATTCTTCTGTTGACCTATCTAATTCTTCTGTTGCCTTATCCAATTCCATTCGCTCTTTATTTGCTTTTGTATTTGATATTAATAATGCTGTTGCTACTATTCCTCCTAATACTGTTACCCCTGCTACTACTGCTAATATTATCTTATCTTTCATATTTATCACTCTCTTTCTTTTTATTTATTACGTATTCTTTAATTTCTTATACCACAAGATAGCAAAGATTTTGAGGGCTTTCGCCCTCCTTTTTTATTTTGCTTCTAATTTTGTTTTTTCTTTAAATAATTCATCTCTTTCATCCATTAATCCATTTACTGCTAATTCTCTACTTTCTTCATCTTTTTCACTTCTGAACGGTCTTTCTGTTATCACTTTAACTTTACTATCTATTCTACTAATCTCTGCATTTATTTGTTCTAATCTACTCATATCTATCACTCTCTTTCTTTTATTCTTTAATGTCTTATACTATAAATAAGCGAAGATTTTGAGGGCTTTCGCCCTCTTTTTATTTATTTTCATAATCTTTAATTTTTCCTCTTAATTTATCTACATCACCTCTTACATCTTGTATTGTTACTATTGTTCCTGCTACGAACCCAACTATTGCTGATATTCCTATTGCTAATATTATATCTTTTTTCATATTATTCTACCTCGCCTTCAATTTCATTATTGTTTGTATCTAATGCTCTCATTACTAATCCTGCTGCTAATCCTATCCCTGCATGTACTGCTAAATATAATACTGCTTTTACACCTTCATTTGTCTTATTTTTTATTATATGTTCACTTACTTTTTGTGCTGTTATCACCGCTACTACTCCTACTACATATCCAATTATCATTTTATCTTTTTTCATATTAATCACTCTCTTTCTTTTATTCTTTAATGTCTTATACAAGAAAATAGCAAAGATTTTGAGGGCTTTCGCCCTCATTCTATTTTTCCTTTATTTCATTAACTGGCATGAATACAGTACGAGTAACTCTAAGTAAATCCTGAAACTTAGAGCATGTACTAATAGCTCTTTCTAGATTTTCCTTAGTCTCATCATTTTTTCTCATCAATATGATTTCATATTTTTTATTTACTATAATTTTCCATATACTATTATTGTTAGTGATATGGGGTTCGCCTGTCACTTCATATTCGTTGATGATTGTATTTCTGTCCCAAGCTTTATTATATTTGTTTGGCTTGGTCTCATCGAACAAAGAATCATCGAAGTAACTAGTTAGTGTGGATTCATCTCTTTTTTTGCCATCTCTATCAAGCCACATCTTATATAATTCACCCATAGTCTTGCACTCAACCAATTCATTCTCTAAATCTCTTTTTGTAATATTGATATTTCTGGAGAAAACAATAGTATATTTTCCGTTGACAGTTACTGTCCAATCTCTGCGATTCTCTGAAATAACTTCTGAACGTTCAATCCAGTGCCTATTAATAAAAGTATCTTTTTCCCAAATTATTTTGACATCATCGTTCTTATTTTTCATGTAATCGCAACAAGTTCGAGGATATCGATTCAGGAGCTGATTCATTTCAATCTGAATATCTTTACTAAATTGGAATGGCATATCAAAGTAATCAACATCAGGTACTCTATGCTTGTCTGGACACATGAATCTTTGAAGTCTCTCTAACTCCTCTTTTCTAAGAATTTCAGGAATCATAGATTCGGACACTTGTTTAGCTGTCCATTGCTCTATGGTTTCATCTTGTTTATTTTGCATGTCAGAAATTCTAGGTCTATCTGACATACCTACTCGTTTCAAAAATTGCTGAAATTCATCATCATGCATACGATCCAATGGGTTAGACGTTAAAAATCCTTGCCTAAATTTACGAGGTAATCCAAGTTTTACTTGATACGCTGAATTATCCGATGGATTGGGATCATGAAAAAACCCAGTTACAACTTTAACTTCATCGTCATTACCTAATGAGTCTTTCCATCCTTCAGTATAATCAATAAATTCCAATGGCTTGGTAATACTGAAATTCTCTAAGTTTATCCTCTTGATCTTGCTAGTATAATTGGTTAATGTATCTAAAGTATCTCTTGCTCCTTGAACAGCTAATAACGTTTGAAGTGTATATAAAACATCTCTATCATTACCATCAAGAGTAACTACATATTGGCTTTCTTTCTTCTTTTTCTTTATCTCCTTAGTTCTCATATCTTTAATTCCTGGTATTAAATTATTCTTGCCACCCTCTGATAGCTTGTCATATTCTTGTTTGCTTAATATTATTTGCATAACATATCTCTCCTTATTTGCTTTTTATCATACTTATCTTTACCTATAGATTTTCTTAATCTATATTGTCTGTCCTTGCGAGATTCCTCCCAAAATAACTTTATTTTGCGAGTACTTTCATCTGGAACACCTGCTATTAACCCCAATCTCTTATTTTTAATTGAATGATTTAAATACTTAATGGAATACCTAAACATAACTATCTCTCCTCCTTATGATTCTTCGAATCCAAGATCTATTAAATATTTACGGAACTGTTCAGGACTTGTTTTCTCATTATCATGTTGACTTAGTAAACCTATTAAGTCATAACACTTAGATAATGCTTTCCATGCATCGTTAAACACAGTCATTTTAGGTATTACTTGGGCATCAGATAACACCCATTGTACTGTAATTTCTCCAATGAGATTAGTTTTCTCATCATAAAGCATAATGGTTATCTCATCTTCATAATCATTTTCTTCTATTGCCATTCTTCCTGAATATGTTGCTGAATCTTGAGAAAATTTTCTAATTACTTTTTCTCCCATAACTATCCCCCTCTTTACTTGTACTTATTTCATTTTCTTCTTCCAAGAACTCTACAAATAATTCTATAAAATCTGAATCACAAAAAGTCATTAAATCATGAACTATTTTGTCTGCTCCTATTTGCCCCTTAGCATCGTTTAATCTATTAACTAATCCGATATTATTCATAACACTTCTCCCTCTTATCTATTATTTTTGAATAGGCGAAAAGGAGTATTTAAAACATAAAATACTCCTTTAACTGCATATGCAATGAACACTACAAAATATACAAACAGTAATCTCAAGATAAACATATACTATTCAGCTCCTTTATCTTTACTCATTCTTCCTAATATTTGGTTTTGTAGTTCAGCAACATACATATCTGCGCTGGAACTATCTTTAGTGATAACTTCACACCCATTTACTTTAGCTACTAATCTTAATCTGAACCAATACTCTAATAACTCTTCATCAGAAAATTCATCGAATGGCTTATTTCTCCATACAGGCACTACAAACCCAATCTTTAGTTTGTGTTTTAATTTCCCATATTCAGTTCTTAATGTTGATAAAGCTTGAGTATTCATATCACTCCATGACTTTCCACACCTATCTAATTGAACAATTAATTTGTGATCACTTTCTAAACAATAATCCCACATCTCTTGCATTTCTTCCTCGGTAGTGTTGTTATCTTTTAAAAACTTTTTCATTTCAGAATATTCCATATCAATTACTTCCTTTCAAATTTAAAATATAAGTAAAAAGAACAGGTGACTTTACGCCACTTTGTTCTTTTTACTCTTCTATTGTTTCTACTTTTTCTTCTTCTAATTCTTCATTAAAATCTTCATCATCATCTTTTGCTACTGCTGTTATTATCACTGCTAGTCCCATTGTTATTGCCATTATTTCTGTTGCTACTACTGCTGCTTTCTTTCCCATAATCTTTAAACCTTTTTTTATTGGTTGTTCCTTAAAATCTGTTTCATTTAATTCCTTGTCTATGCTTTTATTTGCTATTGCTGCTGTCACTCCTAATCCTAATGTTATCATTACTGCTCCTACTAATCCTTTTTTCATATTATTTTACCTCGCTTTCATTTTTGTTTATGCCTGCTATCTCATTTATCTTTTCTTCATTTGCTTTCATTGCTGCTCCAATACCTATTGTTGTTACCAATAATATTACTGTTGTTGTTGCTATTCCTAAACCTATTGCTGCTCCTGCCACTATTCCATCTGTTATTTTCATAATTATCACTCTCTTTCTTTTATTCTTTAATGTCTTATACTAAGAAAAAAGAACTAATAAAAATAAGGCTCTCGCTTTATTCTTACTTTAATTTCAATCCAAATTTCTTTAATTGTTCTTCTATTTTACTTACTCTATATTCAGTTAACCTTTTTACTTTCAATAATTCTTCTCTTGTATATTTAATTAAATCTTTTACGTTAAATACTTTTATGTTAAGTAATCCCATATATATTGCTCCTGGTAAATCTAGTTCTTCTATTCTAGCCTTTTCTAAGTCTATATGTTTTATTTTCTTACTATCTTCTATTTCTTGTTGCTTATTCTTCTCAATTCTCTTTATTAATTTAATTTCTCTATCTAAAGCTCTAATTGCTCTTTCTTCTCCTAATTCGTTTATTAATGTTAATATTTGTTCATTCATTTTTATCACTCTCTTTCTTATTTTTCTTTAATGTCTTATACTAAGAATAGATCAAAAAATAAGGAGGAATCAATATGGGAAAACTTAACGCCTATAAGAACTTAATCAATGGAAAATCATTAAAAGAGGCAGAGGGGCTTTTTGAAGCTACAAGTAAAAATCATGCTTATTTACAAGGTAGGCATATGACTGGAGATTTAAAAAGTTCAGCTATAGTTGATAGAGCTACAGAACAAAGAATGAATGCAGAGAAAGCTATGAAAGCTACGAAGTCAGCAACAAACAAAGCTAGGATTGGGACAGGAGCAGGTGTTGGAGCATTAACTGCTGGAGGTGCATATGCTTCTAATCAAAAGACAGCTAGTGATATAGTTGATGAAGCTTTTGAAAAGATGTAAAAAGATTTTGAGGGCTTTCGCCCTCCTTTTTATTTATCCCCTTCATTATTTTTAATGTTCTTTGTTTCTTCTATACTATCTTTTAATTCCTTTATTTCATTATTCCTTTCTAATATTATTTTCATTGAATCATCTAATTCATCTTCTAATTTTTTAACTTCCTTCTCTAAACTACCTATTGTACTATGCTTTAATTCTAAATCTTCTTCTAATTCATGATTTATATCTCTGAAATCTTCTTCTAGTTGTTTTATTTTTTCATTTCTGTTTCTTATTACTTTTTCCTTTCTAGTTATTGTTTCACTTAATTCCTTTACTGATATATCTTTATCACTTAATTTCTCTTTTAATTCATTTTCTATTTTGATTACAATTTCTCTCCATTCTTCATTATTTTTATTTAATCTGTTCATCATTATAATTCCTGTTGTTATTGTTCCTGCTACTGCTGTTACTCCCATTCCTATTACTATCATTATTTCTTTTTTCATGTTTACCACACTCTCTTCCTCATTTTTATTTAATATCTTATACTATAAAGAAATATGTTTTTGTAACTCATCTACATTGGCCATTAAAGAACCGTCGAAATATAATGCACCTTTCTTCGCTAATAACATTAGCTTATTAAAGACTGGGATTGACATCAAACAATTTTCATAACATTTAAGTTTCTTGTCATAGATACCTAATATTATTACCCCATATTCAATCAGAACATTTTTTAATTCCTCGTCAATATATACCTTACCACAATACATTTTATCTTTTTTCATAATTAATTCCTCCTTACTAGGTACTTAGTCCCAATTAGCACATTTCTTCCAACCGAATCCACAAGATGGTCTATTTTCCTCAATGGCCAATCTTATAGCTTCTCTACTCATATAATTTTCTCTACCTGCGACAGCCATGTTATCATATTCATCTAAGACTTCGCCTGTATCTAAATCTATCTTTGATACAGGGATTCCTTTTGAACTACTACCACCAAACATTTCGCCAAGTTCTTTTCTTGTTGCAAAACCTATATTACTTACATGGTTGTACCAAATATTTTCATTCTTATGATATATACATTTGCCCTCAGGAACTTCTAAGAATGCATGGGCAACTAACTTATGAATCTCTACTTCCTTACCATGTATCTTTACTACTAGCCACTTATTTTTCTTCCTGTATGGCATCAGAAGTCTTGGTCCTTTAGATTTATACAATCTTCTGAATCTACCATAATTACTTATTTGATATTCATTCTCAACATTCTTCCATATTTCATCTTTAGGTTTCTCTTTAAGCATTAATTCATAGAGTTCTTCTTTGGTTGTTTTTTCATCAACAATGTAGCGATGTAGAGCTCCAAGCTTATTACGTCTAGACTTATAGACTGCTAAATCTCCTTTGTTCATTCCTGTTATTCCTGATAATAATTTGTAGCTGGTTGGCGTTTTAACATTGTTCATTGGATCATATAAATATAATTGCATTTCTATTGATGCCCCCTTGTGATAATATTGAATCCAAAATTTAAACTCGCACAAATAATATCTTCTACTTCTTGGTTAGTAACTTGACTAATGTTTTCCTTAATTTCATCTTTCGCTTTAATTTCATTATCAGCATCTATTTTTACTGGTATATTGTGTCCATTTTTCAATTTTATAATTCCTACAAATTTCATATTTAATTCCCCCTACTTAAAAAATGTAGCTCTGCAATTAATTATCTGTAATGTTCTGCTGAATAAATCTCTATTTTTCTTAGCTTCTACTGGTTTGTTGCAGATAAATTTTCTACATACTTTTGGTCTAACATCATGGATATTGCAAGACTTATTCTTATTGTTTCTGAAAGGACATACCATATCTATTGGTGGATATTTTTCTAATGGATTGATATTGGACTGCTCCTTTATATTATTATCTGTGACATACTTTTGGACTCTCTTTATTTCTTCCTTGCTCATTGGTAGTAAATTAGTACAGCAATTACCACAATTTGAGCACTCACCGTCCACTGTAAAATCTGTAATCATATCTTTTGCACTTTCTATTATTGCTTCTTTGAATGATACTCTCTCCATTTTTAATACCTCCATAAAATTAGAGAAGAGCAACGATATCGTTGCTCTTCTGCTTTAATATCTTATACCATAAATTTCGAAAGTTTATTAGCTTTCTTATTTCTTATTTTTATTTTATACTAAGGAGGAAGGGAGTTGATGATGTTGAATTATAAGAAATTAATAGAAAAAATAGCAAGCGCTAAAAAAACCATAGTGTTTGATTTTGACGGAGTGATTCACTCCTATATTAGTGGTTGGAAAGGAACAACCAATATACCTGATAAACCAGTAGAGGGAATAAAAGAAGCTATAGATAAATTAAGGCAAGATTATAAAATCGTTGTTGTATCTACCAGATGTTTCCAAAAAGGTGGGATAGATGCTATTAAAAAATGGCTAGAAAAATATGATATTAAAGTAGATGGGGTGGCAAAAGAAAAACCACCAGCAATAATGTATGTCGATGATAATGCAGTATGCTTTGATGGTAATCCGAAACACTTGATTGAGCAAATAGGTAAATTTAATAATTGGATGAATAAGGAGGCAAATATGAATTATAAAGAACAAATAGAAAAGATAGCTTGTGAAAAATTAGCAGAATCATCATATATGAAAGATTTTGTATCGGGGTTTGACCCAACAGGAGTTAGTACATTTAGAAACTCTCTGCAAAATGAAAAGCATCATAAGATTCATAAAGCTGTAGGAGACGCCAGTGGATTTATTAGTGGAGCAGCAACAGGCGCATTAATGCCAGCAGCAATGACAGGGGCAGCAGCACTTGCAGTAAGAAAGAAAATGCCAGGGTTATCACATAATCTTATGAATATGGCAAAAGGAAGTATGGATTCCTTTAATCCAAAAAGAGTAATGAAATACACTAAATCACTAGGTAAGCTATCCGAATTCCAAGGACTTGGTGGCGATTTAATGAGGGAATCTAATAAAACAATGGGTGGCGTAGATAAAGCCGAACAACTATTTAATGCAGCTAAAAAGGGCAAGAGGTTATCAAAGAAAGAACAGGAAGAAGCATTAAATCACATGAAAGGTATGGCTGATTCAGGTAAAAGAGTTAGAGATATAAATTCTAAATTGCAAGATGTAGGTGAGGACCTTTCTAAAAACTATTACGGTGGAAAGAAAGTATCAGAAGGTGGAGAAAGAGCGCTTACCGCATTAACTACTCTAGGAACAGGAGTAGCTGGGGGAGCATTGAATGCATCATCTTCTCATATGCAATATAATACAGGAATGAAAACAAAATCAATGCTTGATGAACAAAAAAAGAAAAGGTAAAAATAGAGGTGGCTAAGCCACCTCTATTTTTACAACCCTACATTTCTCTTGCTTCTATCTAATAATCTCTGAAACTTATCATCATATGCTGTTCTTTGAGATTCACTTATTGGCTCTATCTTCTGTACTTTATTTATTAATTTTACATCTTCTCTCTCTGATACTATTCCTGCTGTTACTCCTAACCCTGTTATCATACCTACAATTATTCTCATACCATTACCCCCATCTAGATTTCTTTTATTATATTGATTCCTGCGCCTCTATGCTTAAATCTCTCAATGCACATTGCATACATTTATGCCCTATTCCTTCTAAAGCTTTCATCAATATCCGTAGATTGAACGCCTCATTTGTGGTATCAAATTCCATTAATTTTCCACATTCTTTACATTTACAGCTAACATTGCAATCCATTTATTCCTCCTAATCTTCAATCTCAAAAATACAATCTTGAATAGACTTAAATTCTGACTTGATATCTTGACACCATTCTTTAATGTCATTACCTCTGAAACTATCAATCATATCTACCCACCATTCAGCCAAAGTAAACAGTATTGCCACTACTAATGAGTAAGGTATATTAATAGGTATCCATAATATCATACCTATTACCTTTAAAAAGGTTTTAATTTTGTATTTAAATCTTTTCTTATATATAAATGTGTTCGAATCTATAGCAACCAAAGTTAAGAATTTACTTCGTGTTTCGAACGTACTTCTTTTTATTCTTATAATTTCTTTCATCTGTTTCCTCCTAATAATTTCTTAATTCCCATATTATCAAATGTTCCCTATTTATTCCAACTGGTATCTCAAATAGGGAAAACTCTACCACCATTCCAATTAATTCTTTACTGGCTATATAATCTATAACTTTTGATAGACCATATATCGATGGTTCTTTTCGCTCTCTCAAATCATGATTATAAATATGATAGACTGGCTCTTGCATCGCCAGTCTATTGGACATATTCTTTATATCACTAAGCGATGCCCTCATAACAAAATCCTTATCTATTTCTATATCTCCTTGCAGCACTAATCTATCGTCTGCCAACGCTAGGCTTTCATAAACTGCAAACTTGGTGTAATTCTTACTTGCTTCTAGAATTTCTTCTCTAGTAAGCTTATATAGGAATTTACCGGATGATACTGATTTATCTCTTATATTGTAATATTCAAAAACATTATCATCTAAGAACTTTTCAAGGTCTTCTGTCTTTGAATCTTTTGTAAATATTCCCTCTAGCATTCTATTTAATCCAAGTCTTTTTATTTCATAATCACTCTCATATTTATTTCTAATCATTACTTACTTTCCTTTCTGTATCATTCTTTAGATAGTTCACATAAGCCATACCTTTCATTGCTTTCATTAATTCTTGAAGTTCTTCGATTAGTTCTGGTATCTCTGATTCATCTATAATTATACTAGAACCATTAATTTTTGCTGCTATCAATTCACCTGTAATATCATATTCACCAATATTACCTCGGAGAATAGATCTTAATTTTGATCTATTCTCCAGAATCTTTTGTCTAGGAACATCGCCATCATGGTCTTTCGCGTATTCATCCCATGTTTTAGGTTTATAGTCTCTCATAACAATATTGTCCTTTGATAGCGCAGGATTTCTATTTATTGTTTTTGAAAGCTTTATATTATCACTAACAATCTCTTTAGAAATCCTATTATCAAGAATAGGATTCTCAACTACATTATTTTCTTCAGGTTTTTTATTATTATCCATCTTATCAATTTCTTCAGGTTTTTTATTATTATCCATCTTATCAATTTCTTCTCTGATTTTCATTCTATTGATATAATTACCTATGGTTGCGTGAGCCAATCCGTATTTATCAGCTATTTTTTTAGCTGATGACCAACTGGTTCCGACAGCCATGCATTCCTTGAGTAATTGCTCTCTTGTTATTTTTGCATCTTCTTTTCTCACTTTAATATCCTCCCCCTCATCTTTCATTTCTTTCTCTTTGATTTTTACCATTTCCTCCTTTATTTTAAACTTAGAAATATAATTACCGACAGTTAATCGGTTCGAGAATCCATAAGTATCAGCAATTATTTGTTGTGCTGTTTTGCTAGTGCCAAGAACTAAGCAATCTTTGAGTAATTGTTCTCTTGTTATTTTTAATTCGTGAGGCATATCATCATTCTCCATTCTACCCTTTATTGTTTTTAATGTTCTGCTATATATTCTTGATACGTAAGATTGGGACAAGCCTAACTTCTCCGATAATTGAAGCTGTGTCTTTTCATTAAAAGCAATCTCTGTCACTATCTCTTTATCTCTATCTGTTAGATTCTCTATTACTTCTTGTAATTCAATACATTGATATTTTTGAACAACATCATCTTCTATATTGATACTGTCAGGAATAAAAGATTGTAACTCTTCCTCACTATCATCTTTTCCAAGTATTGTTCTATTAAGGCTATCACAAAAATAATTCTCTTTATTTTTTCTATTGTACATGAGAATTTCATTTTGCACTATTCTTGCTGCATATGTTAGGAATAATATATCCTTACTTACGTCATATTTATTATAAGCTTTTGTTAATCCTATTGATGCAATTTGGCATAAATCATCAAATTCATATTGTCTGAGCCATGATTGACAGGACTTATAGATGAAGTTTTTAAATTGTTCATAAACTTCATCTATAGACATTTCCCTTATTTCTTCCTTTGAATCTATCTTTAATTTTATAGATTTTCTCTCCATTTCCTCCCCCAATATGTTTTATTTTTCAGGTTCTTCCAAGTGCTTGATGTCAGGAGTATGAGTGTCTTGCTTCTCACATTCTCTTAGCATTTGCAATAATGTTACTTCTCTACGATCTTTAGGTTGAATATAATGACATACTGGTTTCATTTCCATTTCATTGTAATAATATTTACACTTGTTTCCAATATATTTATTTTTTGAAGTTTCCATTTTTATATCAAATTTATCTGCTTTTAATTCATATTTAGTTAGGAGCTCTTTAACTCTTTTATCTTCGATGAAGAAATTCACATCTGTTATTATTGCTATCTCCTTATCAATAGCAAGCCTATCTATTATTTGTTGCCAAACATCTTTAACAATTATATCTAACTCTTTTACAAATTCTTCGTTATTATTTTTCATTATTCTTCACCTCATCAACTTTCTTATAATTTTCAAGTGGACACCAATCGGGAATATAATTATCCTTGAGTTCAAAGTTTTCTTCATCATGAGATAAATCTAAATCAAGGTTATCACAAACTCCAAGATTTCTACGTTTACTTCTAAGTTGCATATATGGGCATTTTTTACATTCATGAATCTGTATCATCTTAGTTGGTTTTTCTTCATCCAATGACAGTGTGAATGTTATGCTATTAGGGCAATAGTGATATATTTGATCATTCTCAACATAATAATAATCATTAGGATTAAAATCAATTAAATTCGATATATCAACTAAATACAATTCCTTATCGCCATAATAAAAATGTATATTAGCAGTATCTTTATCTCCATCAACTTTTGCGCTTATTCCATCATCAAGTCTACCCTGACTAATAATACTTTTTAGAAACGAATTAAGATTTGAACTTATACATGCCAAAGTATCGCTAGTCATCGGCTTATTAACGAATTGATTTGTTATCCCCCGTATTCGGTTACGTATTTCTTTAATAATTTCTTCACTATCTTTTACTATATTCATCATTTTGATGATCCCCCATTCTTTTATTTTGTATATAAAAATAAGATAAGCTATAATTATAGCTTATCTTATTGAATTTTCAATACTTTTCATTTATTTCTCTTATTCTATTATCTGTCCAAGTATCATCAAATTGTCTTGGATAAAATAAAACATGGCTCTCTTTGTTATCTTGCAATAAATTGGACCACTCATTAATAGTCATATCTCTAGTTAAATTAGATAACTTATTAAATGTTAAGTCCTCGTCATGACTAAACGACCACAATATTAATTTATTCTTATCACTGCCATATCCATCTGTTCCCACATTTATATATTTAGTATACCTATCAACAGTTTCTTTGTCTGCCATTATAACTTCACCATAGACAAATAAATCCCTACCTTTTAATCCCGACAGTATCATTGGCCAAAAATTAGACCCATCAAAATCATCAGGCAATTCTATGTGCTTAGCTGCATCGAACCTAAATCCTTTTACTCCACATCCAAGTAAGTCATGAAGATATCTAATCATAATAAATTGAAGTTCCTCATTACTTGTATTTAAATCAGGTAGATTTATTCCCCAATGAGTAACTTGCCACCTATCGTTATAATTTTCTATACCTCTTCGTTCATGAAAAAAATTAGGATTGTTTCTGATTGATGGATCTACATTTTCGTGAGGGATAAATGAATTTAAGCCATCACCTGCATTAGCGACATGATTGAAAACCACATCAACTATAATTCTAATACCGTATTCATTTGCCTTTTCGCAAAGTTCTCTTAAATCATTTTCATTCCCTAAAAAATTACCAATCCTAAAATTGGTAGGTTGGTAATAAATCCACCAGGGACCAATCCACTGTTTCGTTCCTTGAAGCGGACTTACTTGTATAATTGTAAAACCTTGACTAGCTATTTTTCTTAAGTTATCTATAATATCACTTATCCTCCAGTTAAAAGCTTGAAATATTTTTTCTCTCTTCATTCTCACTCTAACTCCTTCATAATATTAGTTCATTTACTAATATTATGAAATAAAGCTTGAAATACTTCAAGTCTTTTATTTAATATCTTATACTAATAAAAAATATTAATGGGGATTTATCCCCATTAATCATAATTCTTCAATCATTAATTCTTTTTTATATTCTATGTAATCTAACTTATCTAATGTCTTTGTACATTTACCATTTCTTGTTAATAATCTAATTTTACTATCAAACCTATTATGTATATCTTCCAATTTATTCATCTTTGTTTCATATTCTTCAAATTCATTTTTATTTATTTCGTATCCCATATTATCTACTCCGTTCTTTTTAATATCTTATACGAGAATATTGTGAGGGATTTTAACCCCTCACCTTAATTTTTTATATTTTCTTTTATTTTTCTTTTTGCTTTTTCTGACATATGATATGCCCCTGCCATCACTAAATTTGCTACTACTATTGCTATTCCTATTTCTATTCCTGCTACTATTCCTCTTTTAATCATCTTAATCATTCTCCTTCTTATTTTTAATATATTTTGTTGCTATACTAACCACTATTAAAACCATTATCGTTGCTATCATCCTTTCCATTATAATCATTCCCTTTTATTTTATTGTTTAATGTCTTATACTATAAATAGATTAAAGATTAAAGAATAAAAAGGAGGATCATATTATGGGTTTCAACGAATACAAAAATTTAATCACAGGAAAGACATTGAAAAAGGCAAAAGGAGCGCTCAATAAAGCAGAGGGAGCATTAGATAAAGCATCAACAAGACTTACTGATCCAGCAAATGGAAGCAAAAATTTATCTAATCAAGGAGCTCACATGCAAAGAATAAGCGATATAGCTGATAAAGCTAAAGCTAAAGCTGACAGTACAAGTTCTGCGACAAAGAACGCAAGGGTGGCTACTGGAGTAGGTGCAGCAAGTCTTGCAGGTGCAACTGGAGCAGGATATGCTGCTGGAAGTAAAAAACAAAAAACGGCTAGCGATATAATCGAAGATCAATTCGAAAAAATTGCAAGAGATAGAGATGATGATACTGAAACTAGAATGTGGAGAGATAGAATTGCTCCAGAATTCGGAAGAGGCTTTAAAACTTTCGGAGCAATGTTACCTGTTGGAATAGCAATGATGGCGCATTCTCATAGTAAAGGAAATATGGGTCAGTTAAGTGCAAAGCAATTAGGAGTATTGGGGATAGGTAGTGCTGGAGCAAATGCAGCATTTAGGGCTCACGATACTAATAAGTTGCATGAAAAATATATCGGAGGAAAAGCAGGCAAGGAAGAGCACTTAAAAACACAATTAGGTGGTGCTGCTAATTATGCTGCTAGTGGATTAAGTCAACATGCTCCTGGTATGGGATTAGTAGGATTAGCAGCAAGTCTTGGAACAACACCAGAAGCTGTAATTCAAAAGAAAAGAAGAAGAGCATTAGCTGAAAAAGAAGCAAGCACTGTAGTTAGTGATACTTTTGAAAAAATCGCTCAAGCTACAATTACACTAAATGAAGAAAGAGAAAGAGGCTTGAAATCGCCAGTACCTAAAGCTGAAATCACAAAAAAAGAAGAAGCTGCAAGAAGTGTAACTTCTCCAATTGCGAAAGCTACTATCACGAAAAAGGAAGAAGAACATCATGGATTAAATCATAAGCTTGGCAAAGCTGAAAGTGTAAGAAAAGAAGAAGCTGAAAAAGGATTAGATCATAAACTTTCTAAAGCTACAATTGTAAAAAATGAAGAAGCTGAAAGAGGTAAGAAAAATAACTTAACTCATGGAGCAGGTGTTATATCTACAAAAAAAGCTTTAGCAAAAACAGCTATGGATATAGTTAATGACATAATTGAAAAGAAATAAAGAGTTGGGCATTGCCCAACTCTTTATTTCTTTATTGAATCTCTATATTTACTTATTTCTTCGCCTTGTGCGATTAAATAGTATTTCTGAAACATCACTCCTTCTATTTTTCTGTATGCTACTATTCCTAGTATTCCTAATCCCAATACTATTGCTACTGTTTTGTTTTTCATTAATTTCACCTCTTTCTATATCTTGTTTAATATCTTATACTATAAATATAAAACATTAGGAGGAGAATATATGAATTATAGAAATCAAATAGAAAAAACAGCAGTAGAATATACAAAAAAACAACTTGCGAAAAAGTGGGGAGTTTCTGTAGATGAAATTTCAAATAAAGATCTCGACTATGCTGAAAAAGAACATAATAAAAAAGTTGCTAAGGGTGGAGCAGGAATTGTTGGTGGAGCAGTCGGAGCAAACGTTATAAATAAGGCAAGGCAAGAAGGAATGCTAGATGGTGTAGTTAGAAGATATCACAATACGAAGAAAGATAATGTTAGTGGAATCAAAGAACATGGAATATTATCAAATAAAGCTATGGACCCTGATAACCTAACTTCTATGGCAGCAGGTATAGGAAAAGAAGAACAAGCAGGTAAAACTTATATGGCGAAAAAGAAAGGTGTAGCTGATGGAATAGGAATGAGAAGAGATCAAATTGATAACGGAAGACTTATGCCAGATCTTTTTGGTGCAAAGAAAACTCAAGAAACACTAAAAGTTAATATTCCTGTTAAGGATTATAAGGGTATGCATAAAGTAGACAATCCAGAATTAATGGGAGCTAAGAATGCTAAAGAATTTCAAAAAATTCTTCAAAAGAAAGTGGATGGCAATATCATGTATATGGGTCAAAAAATTCCTATGAATGTAGCTAGAAGTGGATTTAATCAGTTAGGTCCACAAACAGATGTTATTCAAGGAGATATAGCATCAAAATATGTAAAGGGTGGAAAGGGTTATGAGAAACAAACATTAAAAGGTATTGGTCGGTTCATAAAGGAAAACCCTAAACATTTTGCTAAAGGTCTTGGACATGTAGGATTAGGAGCAATCCCAATAGCTATAGGGGGAAAACTGTTAGCTGATTCTTTCAAAAAGACAAAAAATCCTCATCACAAAGAAGCAAATGAAATCATCGAAGAATGTTTTGAAAAAATTGCAGGAAAATAATTTGTGGGCTTTCGCCCACTTCTTATTTATTAATTTCCTCATGTTCTGTTACATAATTATATGCTTGCTCTAAACTATCATATTCATCTCTAATTTCTCCATCTTTTATAAACGTTATTGATCCATTATCACTCTTTGCTATTTTAATTTCATATTTTTCTGCATGTCTATTTAATTCCTCATTCATTTTATGATCTTCACTTGCCTTTTTAATTACTTGACTTAAATCTCCTAAACCTTCTTGTGTCATTGTTTCATTAATTCCTTTAATTGCTTTCTTTGTTATCATCATTCCTGCTATTGTTCCTACTACTGTTAATCCTCCGATTACTGCTAAACTGTTTACTATAAATTTTTTCATGTTTATCACTCTCTCTTTCTGTTTTTTATTTAATATCTTATACCCTATTTATACTATTTTAAAAAATAGTATTGACAAAGTATTTTTAGAAATGATATATTATTATACATGATGTGGGAACGCGATATAGTCAGAGGAGAGGCTTTGCAATTTCTAGAATTGTATATCTTGATATTTACTGGTTCGAATCCAGTCATTTCTGCATTATAGGGACTATAGCTCAAACGGTAGAGCACAGGCCGTAAGCCTGGTGTTGATGGTTCGATTCCATCTAGCCCCACTATTTTATGCAAGTATTAGTTCGATGATAGAACACTAAGGAAGCTTCATTAACGTGACTTAGAGATTATGAGGTTGAAATCCCATGACTTGCACCAGAAGGCTTGGTATCCAGCAAGTTACCAATTAGTGTTGACTGATAATTATCGGTTGGCGCTAAGCCAAAATAATATGCGGAGATAGGCTTATTGGTAAACCGCTTGACTAATAATCAAGTGTAGTGGGTTTGATTCCTACTCTTTGCACCAATACAATACGAGCCATATTTGAAAGGTTTCTAGGCTTAGAAAGTAACGACGAAAAGAAGTTACGAAAATAATTAGAAACAACTTGGAGAAGTGGTGAAATTGGTAGCCACGATAGCTTGCTAAGCTATTGTCGAGAAATCGGCATGGAGGTTCGAGTCCTTTCTTCTCCGCCAAAATAGCCATTTACCTTATTGAGTTTCCGGGCTAGGTCAAATAATTAGAAACTCTCACTATGGAGAGATATGCAAATTGGAAAAGGCAGGCAGACTGTAAATCTGTTGAGTTCGCTCATTGTAGGTTCAAGTCCTACTCGCTCCACCAATAAATCCGTACACACCGCGCTTTTGCGGTTAGGATTGGCTACGATGTGTATAAGGAAACTCTCCAAGCTGATACGGAGTTATAACGGCATAACCATTGTCGAGTAATCAGTATTTTAGGTGACTTCCAGGAAAGACTGGATTTAATATGGGCGAATAGCTTAAGGGTAAAGCGTGTCAGCTGGTCTGAAAGTCGGAGGTTCGAATCCTCAATCGTCCACCAAAGTCAAAAGGTTTCAGAAATTATGTCTCCTCGACTTAAAGAGAATAAGTGATCTTGGTAAATATGTGTAGTACTGCACCGCAAGAGGTCATGAGTTTCCACCGTTAGGTACCTAAATAGGAGAAAATTTCGGAGAGTTCATGAGGAGCTCATCACTTAGTAGGTTGGGACTAAGTACAGAGAATATGGCGGAATGGGCATACGCTGCTAAGTCAGTTTAGTGCTTTGTACTAAACTGATAAGATTAGCTTGTCAGATGATTCATAATCTGGCTGTGTTGAAATTATACATGGGAAATCCATTGGAGGTTCGAATCCTCTTATTCTCTGCTTGCTCTGCTGATTCAATGTTTTAAGTTTATACTTAAAAATGCTAAGATGATGTGGGGCATAAAATTAATATTGTAAATAGAATATTAGGAAGTATGAGAAGAAAGAAGTAGGTAAACCTAGTTTTGCGAATAAAGGCGAGATTAGTAAGGCATCATCTTGCAGTATTGTTAACTTCTGCAAGCCTAGTATTATATTTAGAGTATTAATTTACTCTTACATGCCCAGTGTAGCTTATGTTTGGTTAAAGCACGATTTAAAACACTAACTTAACTTTTCCGGATTGGGTTATTTAAAGATTTAAATTTGAGTAGGCGGTTCAAATCCCTCACTGGTCGTACATATGGAGCGATACCCAAGTGGCTATAAGGGGGCAGTCTTGAAAACTGCTAGGTCGGTTAGTCACCGATGCCAGAGTTCGAATCTCTGTCGCTCCGCCAAAAGAGCCTCACAAGCCTCTGTCATTTCACGACATGCTCAAATCGTGACATTTAGTATGATTTATCATACAGGTATTGGACTAGCGGAAATACCGCAATGGATACCAAAAAAGATTTTCAGGGGATAGCTTAATGTGGTAGAGCTGTATTCTTAGAATATGTATGCGCAAGTTCGAACCTTGCTCCCTTGGCCAGTGGCAGAAACAGTGGGTTTCTCATATCAGCATTCGTGTACTTTTGCTTTAGTTCTCTCCGGTATAGGCTAGGACTTCTAATCCTTGACCTCGGCGAAAAAACGGTGCATTTGTATAGTGAAGAATGATACTGTTTAGTGGGTTCGAACCCTACAAAAAAGACTTCGCTTGTGGCCGTTGCAGCCCACAAGTAAAAATAATTGATATCTTTGTCAGATAACAATCTGCATGGTAAACTGAAACTATATCGATTATGTGAGGGATTTTATGAAGTAGCACCTCGAAAAATAATAGCGTGGCTTATCGCCACGCTATTATTTTATTTATTTTCTTTTTTTATATATTTCGTAAGAGCAGTGTTTTCTCCATCTACTCTGCAAAATTCCATTTCTATTTTATCTCCACTCTCAAATTCTATAATCATAGGATTGCCATAATGGACATCACTGATAGTTTCTCCAATGATAGGATTTTTCTTGTTATCAGACATATTAATTCCTCCCTAAAATGGTTTTGCTAGTTTTTCCAATCTACGAATATGTCTATCAATTCGCCTTATAGATTTCTGTTTTTGTTTAATTGATCTGCATTTGTTGTTCCATCTCCTTACTACATCTTCATCTTTAGTGATAGCTCTAAGCATTGTATTTATGATTTCTCTATCCAATAGAACCTTTTTATTCTTTTTCTTTTCTAATGATTCACGAACTTCGCTCATTTTTTACCCCCATATTCCTCATTCTAAATCTACCACTTTTAAACATCCTAACAGAAAATTCTATATTGCAATCTTCACATTTACTCATCTGAAGAACAAAACAATCACTCTTAATTGGAACGCTTTTGTGTCCGCAAGCCATGCACTCTAAATATTGCTTAAAATCTCCTTCTTGATTATTTATCATTTCCTTTGTTTTTGATATATCTTTTTCCAATAAATTCAATACTTCTATTACTTCGTGCCTTTCACTATTTAAATCAAGATTATTTAAGGACTTAAAATCTTTAAATATTTTTGTTATTGATTCCTGTACTTTTCTCAACCTTATTCATTCCTTTCATCATTTTCTTAATAATTGCTGGATGTGCCATCAATATCTTATTCTCAAAAATATAGATATTTTTATTTGGGATTGGCTTGCGTTTATATCCATATTTCTTGATCCATTTCTTTTGTATCCTTTTGTTCTTATTTCTTTTAGATGGGTATTCTAAGAATCCATCAGTAAGTTGTACGTTTTCTATTACCTCTAATCCATGTAATGAAATGTTTCCAAAATTAGCTATTCTCATTCCATCAAAAAAATTATTACACACTGCCATCATATCACCCTTGCCAAAATTTATTCTTATTCCAATTTTTAATTGACTTACCTTTCTTGTTAGCCTTGCCTACCTCGTTACCTATCTTCTTAAAATCAAAATCATCCATTACTTCAAATCTATCCATAGTGTTAAGTATCATATCCTCTTTCTTTACAGGTTTCTCAGCCGGAATTACAAGTTCCCCATTCGCTATAGCTTCAAGTAAAAAAGCTCTCCCCTCGAAGCCTACACTTGCAACGCCTATTATGATAACTTTCTTCATTTTTGTCCTCCCTGCATGTATTCAGGATTTCCATTCTCCCATTCATATTGGCTCGGATTTTGAGTTTTATTTATTAGATGATTAATTGTATCTAAGTACCTAGAGAAATTAATTGCAGAGCCTCCTAATGAGTTTCCTGTTGTTTTTATTTCATATCTATAATTCTTTAATTCCGTTATTTTTACTGGTACATTTTCAAGTACTATAGTTCCAGCTTCTAGAATAGTTCCGTAGACACTGTTCTTTTCTTTGAGCTTATATATATCTTTAGATATCTTCTCCATTTTTCTCTTATTTATGTCAATAAAATAAACTCCTTCTATTGCTCTAACTTTGTAAACTTTTAAGAGTACTCCCTCAGTTATCCTATATACATCTAGATATTCATTTTCTTGAACTGTTTGATAAATATATTTTGACATTTTAATCTCCCCCTCATATTAAAGCAAAAAATAAGGAACATTGCTGTTCCCCTAATTTATTTTGCTGCTAATTCTTTTTCTTCATTTATTCTTAAAATATCTTTTTCTATTTTCTTAATTTTAATTTTTAACTTATCTGCTTTTTTCTTACTAAATTCACTACCTTCTTTTTCATACTTATCTAATGATTTATTCATTGCTTTGTAATCCAATACCATATTGTCTATCTTCTTGTCACACTCTTTAATTGTTTTTCTTTTTTCTATATTTACAATAATACTGTTATGTTTTATTTTTGAATTTAATTCCAATATATCATTTCCTAATTGATTTATATCATTTTTTAATCCTGGATGAGCAAATCTCTCCTTTTCATATTTTTTTGTCATTGATTTGTACTCTTTAATTAATCCCTTTAATATTTTTTTGTTTTTGTTATTTTCTGTCATTTTCATTACTATCACTCTCTTTCTTCTTTTTAATATCTTATACAGTAAAGCCCCTAACGTTTAAAATAACCCCATTCTCGTCTTTCTTAGCCTTCGTTGTGTTCGGAGACATAAAGTTATTAACCATAGGATAATCTTGCTCTTGTAGAGCTTTAAGCACCTCTCTACTGACGATGTAGAATTTATCACTTTCTATATCAATAGGAAACTTTACATTGTTATAACTTTTCTTAAAGATAGAAAAATTATCTACATTATTAATTTCTTCTTGAACAAATTCTACTCTTACTATTTTCCCACTAGGAGGAATTATTATTTCTTTGCCATCTTTGTTTAATACATTTATATTATGTGCTACTAAATTAATTATTTTCATAAATCTCCCTCTTTCTTATTGATACTAATCAACTCCTTGATTAAAATAAGAATCAAGGAGTTGATATTAATGAATATTCATCTTAGAAATAAATATAAGGATTATATTGAAAAACAGGCACAAGAATTAACTATGAATGATAAAAGAATCAACAAAATTAAAAATTGTGGTCTCAATAAAAATCTCTTAGAGATATCTTACAAAGACAAAAAAGGTACTAAAACAAAAAGATTGGTTGAACCCTACAAACTTTCAGGTGATGATTTTTGGGGGTTCGATACTACAAAAAATGAAATTAGGAGATTCAAAACAAAAAATATAAAAGGTATCAAAGAAACAAAGAAGCCTTTTGAGGCTAGATGGAACATTGAAATTAATTAAATATATTTCATGTATTCCGTCATTTCTTTCTCATCATCATGATGCACTATATTTATTCTCTGATTATTAAGCCTTTTATATAATTTGTAATTCAATCTCTTCTCCATTTCATCGCAACGTACATGGTCAGTATATTTATAAGAAAATGTTTCTGCAAGCATTTCATTTATATGATTTTCACTATTATATTTGTTTGAAATTATATCATAGCATTCACTGTATTTATCTTTTATTTCGTCCTCAAATAAATGTGTTAATTCATGGAAGAAAACATGTAAAAGATATTCCTTTGTATTTTTAGTGCTTTCTTTAGAAAGCACTCTTTTGGCTCTGTCTAAAGATATTGATATTCGATAAGGTAATCCCATAAGTTTAATTATTTGAGTTTTGTCCATCGGATAGACTGCTGCAAAACTTTTATATTCCTTATCGAAATCTTCGTAGAATTTAGAATTAATTAGCATAGAATTGAATTGTGTATCCTTTGCACTTGCTATGAAATCTTCGTCATTGATATATTTTATTATGACTGAACAGTTAGGTTTTATTACGTTTTTCGAAAATATTTCTAGGGCTTTATCTAAACTTTCTTGCATTGTATTTTTTGTTATCTTCATGAATTATCTCATTCCTTTCAAATAAAAAACAGTCATCAATTTCTGATGACTGTTTTAATTATGCTTGATTAAATATTGTATCACAATCTGTACATATAGCCTTGATTTCTTTTTTACTCTCAAAGCTTGCTCCACAATCAGGACACACGTATTTGAGTTTAGTCGATGGCTTTCTAGTTTTCTTCGGAGCAACAAAATTAGTTCTTTTCCATGAAAACACCGACTTATCAATATCCAAAGAATCAACAAACTCTCGCATAGAATCAGTTAGTGTTGTTACTGACCAACCAATTTTATCTGCTCTTTCTATGTGTAATCCTCTTGATTCTGCTGCATCTCTGAATTTTGTATTATGTGTTTTTCCATTAGCATTGACGTCTTGGATATTGTTATAAATATTATAGAGATGAACCATCTCATGTTGCATTGTTCCGCAAAGTTCATGAAAGGTTCTGTTTAAGTATTCTGCACACATTGTAATTTCATACTCTTTTTCGTCCTCGTTTTCTCCACTCCATATCTGATGAACTGAACACCAACCTAATGTACTTTTCTTTTGTCCATGAGTTTGAACCACAATCATAGGTTCTTTTAGTTGCCCATCAAAATATTTGATATTAAATTCGATAAACATTTTTCTTAGCTCTCTTAGTATTACTTCCATGTTTGTATTCATAGTTATTCATACCCCCATAATTTTAATCTTTCATTTAGTATACCTCCAATCTATAAAAAATTAAAGAAAAATAAATCAGTAGGACTTGAACCTACGACATGTCATATAGACCGCTCTAACCAACTGAGCTATAATTTATTTCTTTCTCTTTAATATCTTATACCATTTTATAGTGGATTGATTAAGTTTTAATCAATCTTAAGAGGATGGACTACTGCATTTTTATCAGCTGGCAAAAATTCGTACGAAACGTCCTCCCCATATTTAATAAATTCCAATCCACTTTCATCAGCTAATTCCTTTGCTAGTTTGGTTGGATATTCTCCTTTAAATATAACCTTTTTTATTCCTGCCTGAATGAGTCTTATTGTGCAAAACACACATGGTTGCGTAGTAACATACATAGTTGCTCCATCACAACTATTTCCATGTTTTGCACATTGATCTATTGCATTTGATTCAGCATGACCAGCTCTACAAAACTCCAATCCCTCCCCTGACTTAAATCCCATCTCTCTCCTTTTGCAGTAACCAATATCTGTACAGTGAGTTGCTCCACTTGGTGCGCCATTATATCCTGTAGATATAAGGTTTTTATCTTTTACTATTATTGCACCTACTTTTCTGGAACAACAAGTACTTCTTCTTTTTGTTTCCTCAGCTATATTCATAGCCCATCTAGAGAATGATATTCTTGACATATAATCACTTTCCTTTCCAAAGAATTATTTTTATCATATAATTATACTAATAAAGGAGGTTCGATTGTTATGAATGAAATAAATAATTTAAGTGAAGAAATACTTAAAACTGCTGGATTTGCTCAAGTAGGTAAATTTCTAGGTAGAACAACTGGCGGAGCATTGCTTGGGGCTGGAATCGGCTCAATGAAGGGTGTATCAGCTAATGAAGCTAATCCTGGTGCTTCTCCGGATGAAAAGGCTGGAAATATAGCTGGTGGAGTTATGGGTGGATTAGCTCTTGGTGGATTAGCAGCAGGTCCAGGTGTTAGTGCCGCTAAGAAATTAGGTTCTGCTGCTCTTGGGGTATTCAAAAAAGCAGATATGGAAATTCCTCATGACGAAGATAATAAGATGACTGATGAGGAAAAGGAAGTTCAAGAAAGTCCAAATGAAGATGAGAAAAGAAGAATGGTAAATTCCGTAACAGAAGAAGATGAAAAAAAAGAATACTATAAAAATAAAATAGAGAAACAAGCACTACTAAAGCTTTCGGGGTATATGGGTGATATTAATTGTGAACAATGTGGCTATGCAGGAAAGCCTGATAGTGAGGATGGTAGATGCCCTCAATGTGGAGCAATGTGTGGTGTAATGCCTAAAGAAGCGCCACAAGAGAGAAGAGATGATCTTCATGATGTTGATCATGACAGAAGTAGATTATATGATGATATTGAAAGAGGAAAAAATGAAATAAATAGTTTCTATTAAATAATAGCTGGGGCAGAACCCCAGCTATTATTTATTTTTCTTCCCAATATTTTTGTTTATTTTTTTCAAAGTGTTCATTTGTTTCAGCGAAAATTCGATTTCCTTCTTGCTGTATTTTAATGATAGAATCATTAGTTATTTTCTTTAATTCATTGGATATATTTTCTGTAGCTTTATTTTCAGCTTCTGCTACTTTTGTTATTGTATCTTTCGCTCTAGTGATAGATTCTTCTATTACATCATTTGACTTAGCTAGTATTTCAATACTGCTCTCGAAGTCAGCACTATATTTATTTAATGATTCATAGATCTCATTCTTAAATATTTCATTCTTATTTTCATTTACTGCTATAGCCTTTTTATTTGCTCTATTGCTTTTTGTCATTATAACAGCAGTTAATGCTCCACCTATTGTTCCTGATATAATTGTTAATCCTCCTAGTATACCATACACTGTTAATTTTTCTTTATTGATCATCGATATCATCCTTTCTTTTTTGAGAACAAAAAGAATAAAGATTTTCATCTTTATTCTTAATATATTTCTTCCAAATTATTCTTTATTTAGTTTCTGATTGATCTTCTTCATTTTCAACTTTCTCTTCAACTTTTTCATTGTTTTCTTTAATTTTGTTTATTATATCCTTTTTGTCTTTTCTTGCCATAAATGTTATTGCTCCTGTTGCTATTCCTGCTACTACTATTGCTGCTCCTCCAATTAATCCTGCTTTCCCTACTTTTTCCTTAATTTTGTTTATCATGTAAATCATCCTTCCTTCTTTTATTATTTGTTCTATTTACAAATATCTTATACCATTTATTATTATTTTTAAAAAATAATAAATTAAGTTATAATGAACCTATGATAATTATATGATAGGAGGAAAATTAATGAGTATTGAATTATATAAACAAGAGATAGAGAAACAAGCAGGCATAGAAAGTTTAGTTAAGGGTGCGATACCTGCAATAACTAAAGGTGTTGAAGGTTTTGCAGGTAAGTCATTAGCAAGGAGAGCATTGACAGGTGCTGCTGTTGGAGCAGGGATTAAAGGATTAACGTATCAAGCGCCACAAGGTCAACCATCTACCGCGGGAGGTAGAATTGGAGCAATGGCATCGGGGGCATTGACAGGAGGATTAGCAGGAGGAATGCTAAGTAAAGGCAATTTAGCTTCAGTAAAAGGAATGTTCGGGAAAGGTACTGCAGCTTCGGCAGGAGCAGTCAAAGGATTAGCAGGAGCAGGAGCAGGAGCAGGAGCAGGAAGTGCAGCTCCAGCCTTAAGTCAAGCAGCAATAAATATTCCATCTGGTCAGGTTTTTGGATCAATGGGAGAAGCTATGAATCACATGAGGGGATAATAAATGAAAGGAGAAACGCAATGAAATTAGAGAAGATAGATAGGGCATTTCTGAAAGGTTCCATTGATAGAGAAGTAGCTTATATGATTGCTACTTCCCATGAATACAAGACACCTAATGAAGATGGTGCAATAAAACTTGTAAAGAATTATAAATGGCAAAAGAAAATGATGAAGATAGATAAACTACAAGGTATCGATAAACCTGTAAATAAAGAAAAGGTGTTTAATATTGCAGAAACTATAAAGCCTGGAAATATTAATCCTTTCATGGTGGTAGATAAATTCCAAGGAATTACCCCTCAAACAAAAGGTCATTCTATTTTGCTTGATGGACATCATAGAAAGGAAGCTTGCGAATTTAAAGGAATCAAAGAAGTTCCTGTATATTATGGTAAATACACAGGTGGAGCAGAAAAAAGCATAGAAGAACTTATTGAACAAAAAGCAAATGAGATACTTAGTGGATTTGATAAAGTAGCCGAGAAAAGATACAAAATGAAAGATCTTAAAAAATATCAAATACCTTTAACTTCTGATGAAAAGAAAATAGTAAGAGAGGGTAAGGCGGTTTGGTATAATAATGGAGAATTAGGTATATCGAAAGCATTTATGCCTAGTGGAGAAACTATATACTTCTGCTACACTCATAGAGCATGTGCTACTGCACCAACATTAAAAGGTGCTATAGGAAAGTTTTCTTTCATCAAAAGCACAGCTAGCGAGGATAATGATAATAGTATTGAAAAAGAAGCTGGAGAAAATGTTTATTATCATGCTTCACCAGTTCAAGGAATAAAGAAATTTAGATTATCAGAAGATACATCAGGAAACAACAAAGGAGATGTTTTATTCGCGTCTAAATATCCTTCTTTCTCTGCTGCTTTTGGATTAAAGTGGAATGATGGTACTGCTAGATTCAATGTACTGACTAAGGATAGTAAAGTTCCTACGGAAAGCAACTACACAGGCACAGTATTAAAATATACTAGTGATGTAGATATAAACAAACCTTGTTCGATGTACAAAATAAAAGGTGATTTTAAGCCTCTAAGATATAAGAATGATATTGAGAGCATAACTACAAATAAAGATATACACATAGTCTTTGAAGAACAATTTAATAGTTTTAAGGATATGGCAAAGGAATATGGATTAAAACTATTTAAAGTATCAGAAAGCCATATTATGAATCAGCTTAAAGGAAAAAAATCTTCTAACTTTGAGAAGAAATCTAAGGAATACTATATAGAGGAAATAGAAAAACAAGCAATATTTGCTGGAGGAAAAATGTATGGAAAAAAATTAAGAGAATCTCCAGTTGTTCAAAAAGTAACTAAAATAGTTAAGGACAATGCTTTCGATACTCTTTTTGATGCACCCTTTCCACTTTTAGCGATGTCACAAAGAGATTTGGATATTGCTAAAGAAGGAATAAGAAACGGACTACAGGTTGCAAAGCCAAGGGCATCAATGATAGCAAGTGATACCAAGAATAAGATTAGGGCAATTTCAAATAAGTTACAGCCTGCAAGAGATAAGTTTAATGACTTAAGTTCAAAAATTTTTAAAACGAATATGGGCGAAGAGGAAGGTGTATTGTAATATGAATTACAAAGAACAAATTGAAAAAGAGGCAGTAACTGGCGAATACAGAAGCGGAGATTTTGGAGGTAATTCCAATCAATCAGCAGATAGTGGATTTAGAAGTGGTCAGTTCAAAAAGACTAAAGAACAATATAAGAACGATATTAATCAACATACAAGGAGTGCGACGAGATATGCGACGAGCACTCCGACGAGAAGCAACGAAGCAAAACACCAAAAGACTAATAATGAAGCCTTATCTATACGCGAAAAGACCGATAAACATTTGAGTGATGTAACTAATTCTATTTGGTATAGGAGACTACCAAATTCTCTTCAAGATGATCTGAAACCTCATATCAGAAATGATATACAATCAGCTTTAGTTAATGGTATGAATGAAGATATTATGAAAGTATTAGTTGCTCATAAGACTAATAAAAGGGTTAGTGAAGATACTTTAAATAAATATAAAGAGTTAGATTCATCAATAAGTAATGTCTACAGCTCTAAAGAATATCAAAATAAATATGATAGTTTAACTGCAAAAAAGACAGGTCTTAAGATTGGAACTGGAGTTGGAGCATTAGCAGGATTAGGATTAGGATTGGCAGGAGGAACAACTAATAGACTAGGGAAAGTTGTTCTTTCTGGAGGATTAGGTGCAGGACTTGGAGCAGGTTTCGGAAGATTAACTGGAGTAGCGATGGATCAAAATGGTGCCTTTAATCACGCACAAAATAAGGTATCTCCAAACTTAGATAGAATAAGAAATGAGGCAAGATATTCATTAAACTATTAAGAAAATAAAGTGGCTTTCGCCACTTTATTTTTATTGTTTTAATTTGTTATTATCAATTATTTTGTTTATATTTTTTATTTCTTCTGCTGCTTGATCTAAACTATCTTTGCTTTTATTATCAACTCCATCAATAAATCTAATACTAAATCTATCTATATATTTACTTATATCCTTTATATCTGAATATATTTGTATATTATCTAAATCTGTTGGTACTTTCAAATTACTGCTTTCTTTTGTTATGTTTCCTAATTTAACTAATGCATTTGCCATTCTTTGTTTCGAATCCTTGTCAAAATTAAATCCTGTTTTGTCCTTAGTTTCTTTATATAATTCTCCTGTTGATTCTACGAATCCATTTTTTATTTTATTAAACTCTATATCAAAATATTCTTTCTCTTTCATTTGTTTTTGTATATTCACATTAATTACATCTGCTGCTCTTTGAGTATTAATTGTTTGTTCATATCTTATTCCTATGTTCATCCCCATTACACTACCTACTATAAAAATTGCCACTATTATTGCTATTACGTTACTTTTATTTTTTAATATTTTTTCCATATTTATCTCTCCTTTTCTATTTTATTCCTTTAATATCTTATACCAATATATCATTTATTTAATTTAAAAAATATGTGTGATAGAATTAGTGTTAGATAGAGAGGAGTGAGTTGAATTGAATCGATATAAAGAGCAAATAGAAAAGCAAGCTGCAACAAAATGGAAAGAGAAATATCATGAGTTATCAAATAAAAATCGAAATAAATTAATTAAAACTGTAGGAAAGAGTAATTCCGAAATTGCAAAGGGTGTGGAACTAGGGAATAAAAATTTAATAGAAAAATGGGATATGAATGATATTGTGGATGATAAAGAATTTCAGCAAATAAATTCTAAGGGTGGTAAGACAAATATAGTATCACCAAAATCACTTGCTGATTTTGATATCAAGAACTCAAACATGAGTAAATCCGAGAAAGCAATGTTAAATGTATTTGATAAGTTTTCAGGAGTAAAAAAATTAAGCAAGGGAGATAAAGAACTCTATAATGCTGTTTCGAAGAGAAATGCTATAGTAAAGGGAACTCATGGTTTTGATGCTCAAATGATGAATGAGGGAGCATTCTCTCCATATTACGAGAATAAATCTTTCCCTAAAAAATTGAAATTATCAAGAAGCCTATTAGATCCTAAAAATGATGGTTTGAAAAATTATGGCAAAAAAATATCTGTCAATAAGGATATGAGTAATCAATTTAAAAAGGACTTAGAAATATCAAGAATGGATTATGTTCAGAAAAAACCGTTTCAAGCTTATCTAGCTAGAGATAATGACAAAATAATAATTGATCATTGCTATAAAAACAAAGAGAAATATAAAGATAAAATAAGAAATATACCTAAATCAAGAATAAATAAAAAGCTTGCACTTGGAATTGGAATCGGGACAGCTGGTATTGGACTTGGAGCTTATGGATTAAGTAAGTTTAGGAGGCATAGTGATGAAAAGAGATAAATATAAAGAGCAAATAGAGAAACAAGCAAAACTTCATGATGATATAGAATTTAATCCGTTTCAAAAACGTGTAGTTGATAATCCATCAAACAGTATGATTGTTGCGCACGATGTTGGAAGTGGTAAAACATTATCATCGATAGCTAAGTTCGAAAAGATGAAAGAAAAAGGCTTAGCGAACAAAGCACTCGTAGTTACTCCAGCAAGTTTAAGACATAATTTTGGAAATGATGGTGTAAAAAAATTTACGGACAGTAAATATAATATTGTGGGTAATATGGGTGAGATATCAAAAGGAACAGGTCATGCACCCAATAAAGATTCTGACTATAATATAATTTCATATGAAATGTTCAGGAAAAATCCTGAAGCTATCTTAAGGGATACTGGTGCTGACACAGTCATAGCTGATGAAATGCATAAGCTTAGAAATAATGATACTGCGACATTAGATAGTTTCAAAAGCACTAGAGATAAATACAAGAATTTTATAGGATTAACAGGCTCTATAGTAAATAATCATATTCCTGATATGTACAATTTAGTTGATTTAGCTTCACAAGGCGAACATCATCTAGGTGCTACTTCGAAAGATTTTGATAAGAATTATCTAAAGAGAAGTACTTCACCTAAATATAAAGGACTTAAGGAGAATAGAGTTCCTGTTACTGGTTTTAACAATAAGAAAAGATTGCAAGGTGACTTAGCTAAATATGTTGACTATGCTAGCGTTGATGATGTTAGACCTATGGCCAAGATTCCACTTAAAGAAACTCATACCGAAAAAGTTCCATTATCTAAAGAGCAAGCTAAATATTATAAGCAATTAATTAAGAATGACCCTAAACTAAGAGAAATAATAAAACAAAAAAGATTAGAAACCCTAAAAGATGATGAAATATCAAAAGCATTTAATCGTATGATAGAAGCAAGAAAATTAGTTAATAGTGTTGGTTCAGTAGTTCCTGGAATATCACTAAAAGAAAGTTCAAGGCTATCACCAAAAACAGATAAGATGCTTAGTGATATGCAAGAACATTTAAAGACAACTCCTGATGGTCAAGCAATACTACTAACTAATATGATTAATGGTGGAGCTGATGTATTAGAAGCAGGACTTAAGGATAGAGGAATAAGTTATGGAAAGTTTATAGGTAAGGGTAATAAAGGAGTTACAGAAGAAACTAGACAGAATGATGTTAATGATTATAATGCTAGAAAGAAAAGAGTAATGCTTATAAGTGGGGCAGGAGCAGAAGGATTATCTCTTGGAGATACTACATGGGAAGGTGCCTTAGATGGTCACTATAATCCAGAAAGAATGAAGCAAATGGAAGCCAGAGGAATAAGAGCGTTCGGTCAATCGAAACGGGCGGAGGGCGAACGAAAGGTCGAAGTAAATAGGTATCTATCTACTATGCCAAAAACGTTAGGTTTATTTAAATCTCCATATAGGACTCCTGATGAAGTTATTTATGAAATAGCTGATAATAAGGCTAAACAAAATCAACTACTATATAATTTACTTGATGAAAATAACCGTAAAATGAGACCAAAAGAAAGTTTAATTCAAAAGATAAAAAATAAGTTTAGTAGTTAGAGCCTTGTTTTACAAAAATTATCTTTGCATTTATAATGAAATAGAAACGGAGGGAATAACGTGGGTATAAAAATAGATTTTGAAAAACTAGATCCTAAATATAGGCAAACCATTGAAGGAATAGAGAAGAAGCCTCACATTAAGTACATCAGATATCTTTTAAGTAAAAGGTATTCTCCAATAGTTATAAAGAAAGAATTACAAAAATTGGGACTATCAGCACCTCACGAAAAACCATTGACACTATATTATTTAGCTGTTATGGATCCATTGATAAAACATTTCGGACTTGCGAATATTTATGCAGATTATAAAAATAAACTTCTTAGAGCAAAATCAAAGAGAGGTGCATATACTAAAGAACTCCTGAATTATAGACTGGATTTAGGAGATGATTTAGATGGTCAAGTTAAATTTTGTAAATTAATAAAATCACTAGATATAGATGAGATGTGGTGCCAAGAAATATACAGATTCCATGGCAGTGCAGTTAATTTACCTGTTGATGAAAAAGGAAATAGATTACTTACATCATCAACATCGACTAGAGGAAAAGGTGCTGTTGAAAAAATATTGTTATTTGAGAAAAGATACCTAATAGATAAATTCTTATTGGAAAATGTTCCTACAGATAGAATAACTAGATATTGTAGAGAACAATTAAAATTTAGTGTTTATGATCAGGATATCCAATTATATAAATCAATGTTTTTTAATATACAGACTCAAACAATCGAGGATAAAATAAACTCTCTTGTTACTGAAAAAAATTCCTTGAACACATTACTTAAAGATGTGGAAGATGGCATTGGTGATTACGAAGAATTAAGTATGGGAGACAGGGTTAGTCTTATCGATCAAACCGAAAAAAGAGTATCTGAATTATCAGACAACATAAAAGGTTTGAATATGATGTATACAAATGCTGCAGTTAATATAGCAGAAATGAATGAGGCAAGCTTCGAAGATATGTTTGCTGATGTTGTAGGTAAAGCATACAAGCGATTCGTTTCATTGGATGCTGATAAGGATAGAGATGTAGTTGACCCATTATTTAAAACCGCTAAAATGATGTCTTTCGCTCATGATAAGGTGGAAGAAATCAGAGCTATGTCGGGAAGAAGTGGAAATAATGATAAACACTCTCAAGAAGTGGTTCTTCAATTATATGGAAAAAGAGAAGAAGAGCTTATTGAAGAAAATAAGAGAAGAGTTGCTGAACAAACTGGTGATGAAAATTACGGCAATGTAAAGTTAGATGAAATTGAAGGTTTAGATGAAATAGCATTAAACTTCAATGAAGACGAGGAAAGATAAAATAAAAGTGTGGCTCTTGGAGCCACACTTTTATTTTATTGGTATTAAGATTAAATCCACATAATCATCATAATTAATAGTTGTTATTCCGAAAGATAATCCATTAATATTTCCCCATGTAAGAGTTGTTAACATTGCTATTCCGAAAGAACTATATGAATTACTTAAATTTTTTAAGCCCTCATCTTCAACATCATCTAATAATATCAGTCTTATATCATCATACATATAATCATTAATTATACCAATCTTGGGAGCTATATTCTTAATTCTTCCTTGATATCCCTCTAGTTTGTCAGAATACTTAGTTCTCTCCTCTTGAGTTGTATCAATAGAAGTTGGGATATTATGAGCAAATTCTTCAAACTCCTTTAAGAGTTCTTTATCCTTTTCTGAAAACTCCTTATACTCCTGTCCAATCCATTTACATTTATCTTTTTTAAAGAAACGCTCCAATAAAACTATACCTTTCTCATACGCATATAATGAGTCAGCGAATGTAGAAAAATAATCACCACTAATTCTCCTATTTGTTATTAGTAAGTCTTGTCCTTTAAGACTATCAAAACATTGTTTAATTAATTCTGATATTTTGTCTATTGGATTTTCGTTATCCTCAAACTTTACGATATTTAATTCATTTTCTTTGTTATTATTTTTATCCATATTATCACCTCAAATTAATCATACACAATTATTAGCCTTTCATCAATAAGTTGTTACAATCTATTGATTGATATATAATAAATTTGATGGAGGTGATAATTGTTATGAATAAGGAATATTATATTGAATCTATAGAAAAGACTGCAAGCATAAAAGAAAAAGCAATTAAAATGTTCAACAAAAATAAAGGTTTAATTAAAAAAGTTGGAATAGGAACAGGTGTAGGTGCAGGAGCATTAGGTAGCGCATACGCTTTAAGTAATGATGAAGGTAAAGCTAAGATAAAAAGTGGTGTAAAGACAGTAGGCAAGAGTATTGCAACAGGGATGGTTAATGGCGAAGCACAAGATACTGCAATGAAAATTGGAGGTATAGCTGGTACTGCTCTCGCTATGAAAAAAGGCAAGATGCCATTCAATAAAGCTTTGGTTCATGGTGGCATGGCAGGCATGGCAATTGGTGATATCGCAGGAGGAGCAACAATTCCTACTTATCAATTATATAAAAAACACAAAGAAGAATTTGGAACAGCTCCTGATGCTAAAAGTATCGCCGCAACTATAGGCGCAAGCACAGCACCAGTTGCAGCATTATGGGGAGGTTTATACGGATTAAAGAAAGGTAAGGCTATTCGTGGTGAAATAGGTAAAAACCTAGAACAATCATTGGGAAGAGTTGGTGCCAGTGGAAAGATATTTGCTAGAGATTTTAAAGACCTATCAAATAAAGCAACTACAGTAGATGCGGCAAGTAATCCTGAATTCCAAAAAATGGTAAGTAAAAAAATGGGAGATAATTCAGTTAGAGTTGCAAAGCGCGCACTTAAAGTTGGAGCAGCATTAGCTCCTATGGCAGCCGCACAAGAAGTTGCAGCATTACCTACTTATTTTGCCACTCCTGAAAATATAGTAAATTTCAAGAAGCATAGATTAAAAAAACAACAAGAACAGCAAGAGTAGGGTGATTCTATGGAAAAACAAATCAAACAAGTACTGCCTTCTACGTTTGCCGAATCCATATATCGATTAGATGGGAAACCATTTAGATTAAGTGACAGGCATTATCTAGATCCTATATATAATGGTCAGATAGAAGAAGGACTTATTATGAGTGGAAGACAAGTTGAGAAATCTACTACTAATTCCACTCATATGGCTAACCATACGTTGCTTCTTGAAAACTTTAAGGGTTTATATTTCGCACCCTTAACATCACAAGTTAAGGAATTCTCAAATGAAAGATTAGGGAAATTGTATGAATACAGCAATCAAGATGTTATCAAAAAAGACTATATAGATAAGCATGATTCACAAGCTGTATTCATGAAAACAATAAAAAAGACTAATTCTACTGTATACTTAAAGCATTGCTATGGACTTGGGGATAATATAAGAGGTATTACTGTTAATGGAATATGGGGAGATGAAATACAAGATATCCACATTGATGCATTACCAGTAATAAAGGAATGTCAATCTCATGCACTTGAAGCTGGAGCAAGAATGAGAGTTACTTGGTATACAGGAACACCTAAAACATTCTCCAATACAATTCAGCAAAAATGGGACCAATCATCACAAAATGAATGGGTAGTAAAATGCCCTCATTGTGGTAAGTACCAAATAATGGGAATTAAGAATCTAAGACCGAAACAATTTGTATGTAGAAAGTGCGAGATGGAATTACCAAAAATGAGCATTGTTAATGGATTTTGGTTGCCACTTGCACCAGAGAAAAAATTAAAAGGTTTTAGAATATCTCAATTAATGGTTCCTTGGATAACTGCCGAGGATATTTGGTCAAAGTATGCAGATAACTATTCGTTAGATAAGTTTCATAACGAAGTTCTTGGAAGAAGTTATGAGAATGCTTCGAAGCCATTTACCCCTGTTATGTTGGGTAGAATCAGTGCAAACAATCAAAGAATGTTTAATCGATGTGAAGGAGAATTTGCAAATGTTCCTGTGTATATGGGAGTGGATTGGGGAACTGGAGAAAAATCATATACTGTAGTGAGTATATATGCAAGAAACAGTAATGGTAAATTCCAATTATTATTTATAAAAAGATATGCTGTCGGAGAAGAATTAGACCCCGACTATCAAATAAACGATATTTGCTATATGATGCAAAACTACAACGTCTGCTTGGCTGTTGTGGATTGGGGATTTGGTTATGATAGATATAAAAAATTACAAAATATATTTGGGGTAAGTAGGGTTGTTGCTTGTTACTATTCTTTTAATCAAAAGTTAAGAAAGAAATATGATTTGGATCAAGCAAGATGGATTGTTAACAGGACTCAAGTAATGCAAGAGTATGTTACTTCGATTCAGAAAGAAGATATATTATGGCCAGGAGCAGATAAATCAGAGTTTCCTTGGTTATATGACCATCATTTATCTGAACAAGCTGAATATAGAAAATCTGAAAAAACTGGTCGATCAGAAGATTTGATGTATACTCATCCTGAAGGTCAACCAGATGATGCTCTTCATTCATGCGTATATGCTAAATTGGCCGAAGAGATATTCAGAGAAACAGGAAGTGGAGCAATAGCATTTAGCGGCGTTGATGAAAGTGAACGTGGTGGATGGTAAATAAATAAGAAAGAAGTGATAAAAATGTCAACATTATTACAAGCATTGTCAGATGGAAGTTATGATCTACAAAACAAGAGAGATTTATCTACTGATTTTTCAAGAAAAATATTAGAATATAGAGATGTGGTTATTTCCGAATTTCTAAAATTCAATATTGACTTAAATCAAGCAATAGCAAAGATTGCTAAAAGAGAAAACATGAATGATGATCAGATTCATAGAATTGTTGAAGAAGTTAATAATCAAGTATACCTAATAAAATACAAGAAGTTAGTTGGTGCAGATAGAGAAGTTGAATTTAATATAGCATCAATCGATGGTGTAAAGAAATGTATGAGAGGTGAAAGTTCATCTTCTGATTCCGATAAGACAGAGCCTACAGATGAACCTAAAAAATCAGAAAAAGTTGCTTTCGAGCAAAATAAAATCGATGATGAATATATGGAAAAAATCGCAAGTGATGAACACTATGATTTATTTAACGGTAATCTTGATCATAGCTTCGGTGATTTGTCTGTTAATATGAAATATTCAAGAGGAGATTTCTTCTTAAAAAAAATAGCAGAAACGCTAGATAGAAAAGAAGATGAACTTAATAAAATCTCAAAAGAAGTTATGCATTATTGTAATGAATTAGGAGATACTTTTATAAGCCTTGAAAAATTAGGCTCAGATGTTAATGAAGTTATGTCCGCAATAGTAAAATCAGCTAATTTAAATGAGAGAGAAATAGGCTTAATTAAGGAAGCTACCGAAGAAAGAATAGCTATGTACAAAGAAAGAAAGGCACTACATGATAATTTCTCGGTTGAGCTAAACAATATTGATGTTGAGAAAAAAGCTAGTGAAAAATTTACACTAGGTAAATATTCATTAAGCAAAATTGCAAGTGTTGTTTGTGATACTGAAATACCAAATATTCTTTTATCTACAAATAAGTCGTTAAGAAGTATTGATGATATTGTTAAATTAGCTAGTGACTTTAAACAATGTGTAAATACTCTTTCTGAAAAAAATGATGAATATATTAAAATAAGAGAAAAATGCGCTTCTTGTGGAGTTACAGATGAGGTTTTAGATCCAGAAAATTTTTTTCAATAAAGCCAAGTGAACCTGAAAAAACTGCTGGAATATTAGATGACTCTATTGAGAATCTAACAAAGCTAGTTAAGAAAAATAAGTATCTATCTAATGTTACTGGAATAGCTAAGAAAGAATCCAAAAATAAATTAGATGATATGGTATCTCTTGGCAATAATTTTAAGAATAGTAGTCCAGAATACAATTCAATAAAAAATAACATGGATAAGATTAATAGCAAGTTGAATGATACAGATAAATATTTGCCTAATTTGAATAAAAAAATAGGTGATGCAGAGAAGAATGTTGATGGCTTAAAAATCAAAAACAAAACTATTTTAGATAGAACTCAAAAACAAGGCTTTGTAAAAAATTTATTTGATAGCGAAGGTAGGGCGGCAACTAAAGAAGTCTCTTCTGCTCAAAAGCAACTCGACTCATTAAATATGAGAAAGAATCAAGCTAAACAAAATATAACATCAGACTTAAATTCTAAGCTTGATAAAAACAAAGCTAATATGAAAAATTGGGAAGATAAAATTGGCATTACTGATTTAAATAGTAAAATTGGCGATCAACAAAAAGTTTTTGACAAAGCTACTAGAAGTACTACTAATGCAAGGCTCGGAACAGTTGCGGGATTAGGTGCTGCTGGCTTTGGAATAAAAAAGGTCAGAGATAGAAGTAACCCAATAGATCAACAGAATTACTTCCCTGACTTGAATAATAATTTTTAATAGAATATAATTAATTTAGATTTTAGATTAAAGGAGGAAAATGAAATGAAATTAACTAATAATCAATATAGTGAAATGGTAGAAAAATTAGCAAATGAAATAGTCGAGGATTTTGGTGTTGAAAAAACTGCTGGTGAAGGTCAAAAACTTACACCTGAACAAATTAAAAAAATAATTGAGGCTAAAAAGGCTCAAGCTAAAGCACAAGCACAAGGTGGATCTAAAGCATCAGAAGAAGAAAAAGCTGCTGCTGTTTATGAAAATGCTATGAATAAAATAGCACTTTGCCAAGAAATGTATGAAGATGGAACAATTCAAAAGCAAGCATGTATCGAAACTCTTGCAGAGGCTGGTCTTTATGATGAAAATGGATTAGATAAAGAAGCTGCTGAATCAAGTGAAGAAGCTATCCAATTTACAAATCAAATAGCAGGGATATATGATGATGGTAGCGAAAAAATTGCTGCTGCTGAAGAATGTTATGCAGATGCTTGTATAGAAGTTAATGCAGCTATGGAAGTTCTTGCTTCATATGGATATGAATTTGAATAAAATCCCTTGAGTAAAAGGCATTCCCAAATTACAAGGGAATGCCTTTTGTATTATAACGAAGAGAATAGGAGGATAAATATGTATAAGCAAGCTGGATTAAATGCTATATTTGGCACAATGGATGCTATTGATGGAGCTAAGAAAACAAAGACTACCTATAATAATTCTGAAAATAAATATGATGCTATGATGGGTACTACAGTTTCAAAAAATATAACTCATAAGAATGGATTAAATAATGCTATGATATCAGGTCCAGGTGTAACAGCATCTGAAACACTTGATCTTCTTTGTAAACAGGCTGGAATGAAGATTCCAAGTGGGAATGATGTAAGAAGAATAGTTCATAACTTTTCTTACGATGCAAAAAAAGGCATTAACAAAGTTAAGAGTAAGGTGGATGATTTAGATACCAAAAATACAGAGCATTTGAAAAATATGGTTCAAAATGCGAAAAATAAAAACGTAAAAGAGACATTAAAAGAAGGTGCTAGGGCTGGAAAAGTAACTATACCAGCTTTATTGGGTATGATGGGTGCAGGTGTTGCAACCACAAAAACAATGAAACGATTCGATAAAGAGAGAAGTCCTGAGAAAGATTTAGAATACAATACTATAGGTACAGGTATTAGTGCAGGATTAATACTGAATGCATTAAGTCACAAAAAAGTACTTAAACCTGCGGGTGTTATGGCTAGCATTGCAGGCGATAAAATGATGAAATATCCATTAAGAGTAGTGAAAAATAATAGTAAGGCTGGAAAGGTTGTAGTTGATGTTGCTGCGCAAGTCAATAAAGGACTTAAGAGGAAAAAGAAAGCTTCTGATGAACTTTTAGATTTAGAAAAGTTAGCTAGCTTCGATGCTGAATATGGAAAAAAATTATTGAATGAACACTTTCTTCAAAAAGGAAAAGAATCAATTCCTTATTATGTAGCTCCAGCAGCTTTAAGTTTTGCTCTTGGTAGAAATTTAAGGCGTGGATTTGAAAAAGAACCAAAAAAAAAAGATGATCCTGAAAAAGTAGCAGGATTCAAAATGTCACCTAAAGTTGAGGGTGAAGTTAAAATGAATTTAGAAAAAGGTGTCGAGGGATTAGGTAGAACAATTTTCCCTGCTGCATTGATGGCTGCAACCGGAAGAGATATTACAAATTCTTTCGGAAGATTAGAAGATAGCCGTAGCAATAAGTCTAATATGCAAAATAGCATGGCTAACGGAATAGTCATTCAGGTTAGTGGCGATGGCACAAAAAGAAAAATTAAAAGAGATATATCCAAACAACTAGATACTGCATTATCAAAACAAGCAGATACACGTACTAATGGTTTTGATATTGGTGATGTTGCTGACAATGCGGATAAAGATATTAATCATATGTTAGGTGATTCGAGCAGAATTAAGACCAATAAAATATCTATCGGTAATGGAGTAAAGAAGAATTTTAGAATGCAAAAATAATTATTTGTTTACTGATAACAGATAATGTTATAGAATTTAAATGTAAAGAATTTATGGAGGTGAATTAAATGACTGATATGAATAAGTTAAAAGGTCATCCAGGATTTATGCCTTTTGGTTGTGCTAATGTTAAATCAGATACTTCTGATACACAATCAGAAAGAGAAAAGAAAGTGTCTGCAAAAGAAACAGGTTCAGATGCTAACAGAAAATAAATAATAAGGGAGGTGCGAACAGACAGAGTATCTCTGTCTGTTTTATAATATGAACGAAAATTATAAATATAATCATAATTTCATACCTAATGGCGACTATGGTTTTCCAATTCCCGATGGAGTTACTGAATCAAGAAGACCACAAATTGATTGGCCAACATCTCCACAGAAAAAAATAGGGGTAACTCCTGGGGCAATTTTCGGAGCAATTGTTGGTGGACTTATGGCTAAAAATAATATTGAAAAGGAAAATGAGAAAAGAGTACTTCAAGAAAATGTAAGAAGAAATAAAGAGATGCCAAGAATTGATGGGAATTATTACAATCAAGTCAATTCAGTAGCAAACAATTTGAAAGTTGTATTTACTCCTGTTAGTGCTATCTATACAGTAAACAATAAAAATAAACCATTTACTCTCGATACTATAGAAACTAATGAAATGAACTCTGATATGAAGATGGCATGGAAAAACAAGAATGAGGAATACTTCAAGAATTTACTTATGAGCAAAATGTATTCTGAAATGCAAATTGCAGAGCAAGGTTTTACTAAGAATTTCGTAAGAAAACAATTAGGTATCAAAGATTCAATATCTAAAGATGCTAGTGACACCTCTTTTTTAGATGATATAAGTGAAGTGGATTTAATATCATTAGCTAAAAAAAGTGGAGAATTTTTTATTGGTAATGATATTAAAGAAAAATTAGCAAGTGCTGTTGTTAGTGATATGGAAAATGATTCTGAGGTGGAACATATAGATTTAGTTTTAGAAAGACCATTCACTAAGTATGCAGGATTTATTACTGGAATAAAAAGCTCATTAGGATTAAATAGTAGTAGCGAAAATATTAAAGAAATAAAGAGAAAGCTAGAGAACCCAGGATATGTTATGAGTAATATCAAAGTAGGATTTTTTCCTGATAGAGTTGTGTTTTCTCTAGAAAATCAATTAGTAAGTACATTGCCTTTAATCTCTATGAATGAGGATGGTTATCAACACTTCATAAAACAGGATATTAAATATTTCAAAAATTATTTTGTTAATAATATAAAAAACATGGTTAAACAATCTAATGAAGTAACTATAGAATCTGCAATAGAAAAGTTAGCAGAAGTAAATATAGCACAAACATCTTATTCCAACTGCATACAATCATCGGATACTCACCCAGTTGTACTGTATTTATTTATAACATCAAAACTAGGAGTTGATTGGTTAACTTATGATATAGGTGCAATCGAGTCAATTATAAAGAAAGAGTTTAATGTTGAAGATATACCTGAATCAAATCTTAATAAAATAATGACTATTCTAGTAGCAAATCAATCAGAAAGCCCATATACGAATGCTTATGCTTTCGAAAAAACAATACTAAGTTTATCGTCTAAATCCGTAGATTTCTTATCGTCAGAAAAAGATAATGTTAAAATTCAAGATATTGCTTTTACTATAGATGCCTTAGATAGGGTAACTCCATATGATGATATTTATGATAATTTTTCAAGAGAAGCAGTGAACTACATCTGTGATGTTCTATCAGATCAAGAGATTTATATATATAATCCAACAAGTATAGTTGGTTCACTTACAGAGCCAATGTTTAATCAAATACTCAATGAAGCCCTATTAAAAGCAATTAAAGGTAAAATGACATTAAGTTCGGACGATGCACAATTAGACGAAGAAATAAATTCAAAATGTGAATATATAGCTGATAACTCAATGATTATTTTAAAATCGATAAGAAGATATATGGCTGATAATCCAAATATGAGTGCTAATCAAATGATTAATGGAGATTTAATTGATGTAATAATTTCAAAAAAATCAATAAAGCAAGATTTATCTGCTATAATAAAAAGACAAGTTGTTTTGAATATGGCTTTAGATAGTGCTTTAGATTTTTATAACAAAACTATCCAAAACCAACTTTCGACTTATAATATTGTAAGGCCTGAGGGGGAATAATAAATGAGTAAAGGGTTTTTAGATGAGAAAGATAAAAAAGCCATGTTAGAGAAAGAACTTAATGCAGCCATTGAAGGTTCGCAAGAAAAGGTAGCCTCATTCAGAGGTAATATGCAAAATCCATATCCATCACCTTTTTTAAATCTTTCTGATATGCAATTACCTGAATCAACTATAGATGTATTTAAATGGTGTAAATATTACTATACATTTGATCCATTAATAAGTGGAGCTATCAATGCGTTAGCTACATTCCCTGTATCCGAAGTTACACTAGAAGATGATGAAAATAAAAGTAAAGAAAAATCAGATTCAGTTAAACTCTATGAGAAGGTTTTATTTAAAAATCTTAATCTTCATAAATTACTTATAGAGATAGGGATAGATTACTTTTTATATGGAAATTGCTTTGTTATGGGTGAGCTTGGAGGAAACTCTAAGGGTGAAAAAGAATGGACTAATATGATTAGATTAGATCCTTCGAAAATGATTATAGATTATAATCCAGCTACAGGAAGTAAGACATTTCGATGGACTATTCCTCAAAAAATAAGAGATATAGTAACAAAGAAACAACCGAAAGCTGAATATGAAAAAATACCAGAACTTATGAAACAAGCTGTTAGAAAAAATAAAAGTATCATACTAAACCCTGATAATGTTTATCATTTCAGTAGAGCGACCGATTCTATGGGTGATAATAGCGTCTGGGGAGTTCCTGTAGTAGCAAACGTACTAAAACTATTGATGTACAGAAATGTTCTTAGGCAAGCACAAGAGGCTATCGCTAGAGAGCATATAGTGCCAATGAGAATATATTATCTTGATAGAACAAATACTGTTAACATTCAAGCTGATTGGAATAAAACAGCACAGGACTTAGCTGACCAAATAAAAAAATCTGTTAGGGATCCTAACTATAAAGTTGTATCTCCAGTACCAGTTAATGTTATAAATGTTGGTGGAGAAGGAAGAAGTTTATTACTTGCTCCTGAAATAGACCAAGTTCAATCTGAAATCTTAGCTGGTATGAATATGCCTAAAGAATTTATTTTCGGTGGAGTAAGTTATTCAGGAAGTTCAATATCTCTTAGAATATTAGAAAATCAATTTATAACATATAGACTTCTTTTAGAAGATTTTATGCAAAACTTTATAATTAGGGGTATGGCAAAAGCCAGGGGTGAATGGTTATCAGAAGAAGATGATGATGCATTACTTTCAGTAAAAATGTCTGACCTAAAAATGCAAGATGATGTTCAACAAAAACAATTAATTATTCAGTTGAATAGTGCAAATAAATGTTCTAATGATTATATGTGGAAAGCAATGGGTATGGATTCTGATAAGATGAAAGAAGCCATCGAAAAGGAAACTATGGATGCTCTACTTCTTCAAACGAAAGCCGAAAATGAGAAGATTAAAATGCAAATAGAATCTATGGAGCTACAGGAACAACTCCAAATAAAACAAATGGAAATGCAGTTTAAATTACAAGCAATGCAACAAAAACTTGCACAGCAATACGGAGTTAATATTAATCCTGAAGAACAACAAGCTCCTCAATCTGGAGGAACTGGTGAACAACAAGCCACTAATCAACAAGCAGGGGAAAGTAAGCAGTCTCAACAACCTCAAGAGGGACAACAAAACAATGGTGATGTTGAGAAAGAAGTAAACAGGATAGCTCTTAGCTTAATTAAAATGCCTAAAGAACAACAAACCCAATATTTATCCAAGATACCAATGGAAGCTAAAGGCATGGTAGAAAAGAGATTAGCTGAATTAGAGCAAACTAAACAAACTAAACAATCTAAAGATAAAATTGACATGAGACCATTACCTAATCAAAAACCACCAAGAAGAGAAAGCTAAATTAAAAACGAGGGCAATGCCCTCGTTTTTAATTTATACATCTTTCCCTGTTTATATTTCTTCTTTAATATCTTATACTTAGTGTAGGGTTAAATAGAAAAATGGATTGGGGTGTGGTAAAATGAAGAAGAAAAAAGAGGTGAAAGTATATACTCTTCCTGCAGAAGAAAGACTTCTGAATGAATTATTAAATGATGATATGGTAGACATTACCAATAAGGTAATTTCCCCTTGTCCAAAGGAAGGAACGATCTTATATCTTCTTGAAATTGAACGTTATGAATAAGGAGTGAATAGAATGATTGATAAATCAACAGAATTAGCGAATCGAATAGTTAAATATATTAATGGAAGTTTACCCCTAAAAGGTGAGCATGGATTACAACTTAACATTGATAATTTAAAAGTTAATATTCCTGAATCAAATTATAATATCGATAATCAACTTAACATGAAATACTCAGGAAGTGGGAATACTGAGGGGTTTGTTTCTGGTACAATTAAAATTACTAATGGAGCAGGTACATCGGTTCATAATGGACATTATGCAAAATTGGTAACTTTTCCTGTAGCAACAGAAAGAGGTACCTATCTTGTTAATGGAATTGAAAAAAATATAATATCTCAAATGAGAATGAAACCTGGATGTTATACTAATAAATCTAGTAATGGGAATATCAAGACTCAGCTTAGATTTGAAAGAAATAAGGTAGCTGGAGCATTCATGCCAGCAATGACAATGATATTAGATCCCGAAACAAAGGTATTCAATACAGAAATAAAATCTTATGGTGCAGCAATTAAATTTAATGTTGTAAATTTAATGACACTATTAGGTTTTACTGATGCAGAAATTAAAAAGTCATTCGGCGATAGCGATGCTTCTGATGCAATAATGACTATAAATCAAAAGAAAAGAAATGAAAAATCATTAGATACATTATATAAAATATTCTTCCCTAGAGCAGTCAGTGGAGAAAATCTAAGTGATGCTAAGAAGAGAGAAAATATATTAGCTTTCTTTGCTCAACATGCTACATTTGGAGATGGTTCAGCTATAAGTTCAACACTAGGTAAGACTACAAATAATCTTTATCTAAATAAAGAACTTATTTCTAAAGCTGTAAAAAAGACTGTATCAGTTTCTACAGGACTTGTTGAGGAAGATACAAAAGACTTAATAAAATATAAAGAAATATACAGTGACAATGATTTAATTTTTGAATCAATAGTTAATGGTATAGATAAATTTTTAGAGTCAGTAAAAACTAAGATGACTTCTTATGATTCAACAAAGAAAGGTGCACCTTTACTTACTGGTATGCAAAATACTATTCACAATGATTTAAATGGTAGAAATGGTCTTATGAATAGTGAACTTTGCTTAGCTTCAGAAGAAATAAATCCTTTATTTATGGAGGCTAAACAAAGAGAAATTACTCAAGGTGGACCAGACGGAATGAGTAAGAATTCCATGAGAAATGAAACTGATGCTAGAAATTTAACTCAAAGTGGAATAAATAAAATAGACCCAGTTGAAACTCCTGAAAGTGGAAAGATAGGTTTTACTCAACATTTAACTGTTGGAGCTAGGATAGAAAATCATACAATAAAATCTGAATTCCTAAGAGTGTTAAATGGTGAGGCTATCATAAGTGATGCCAATAAACTAAGATTATCTCCTAATGAGGAAGAGGAAAATATCATAGCTTTCAATGATTCAAGATATGTAAATAAAGATGGTAATAAGTATGTATTTACAGAAGATGTAGTTCCTGCTAGATACATGAATAAGAACGGAATGTATCCAATCTCTAAAATTAATTATGTGGATGCATCACCTCAATCTATCTTAGGTACATCAGCTAATATGATTCCCTTTGTTGCTCATAATGATGGTTCAAGAACTCTTATGGGTGCTGCCATGCAGAAACAAGCAATACCTTTAGTTAATAGACAAGCTGCACTTGTTACAACATTAGCTGACAAGCATACTGGTGAAACTTTCGATCAAAAGGTTGGAGAAGAACAAGGTAAACCAATTAGAGCAGCAGTTAATGGTACAGTTCAAACTATAACAAACTCATCTATCATAGTTATCGGAGAAGATGGGAAAGAGTATCCTCATGCTTACTATCATTATTATCCTTTAAATCAAAGTTATATTAATAATGAGCTGAAAGTTAAAGTAGGAGATAAAGTAAATCAAGGGCAAATAATTGCTGAGGGTTGGCACACAAAAGATGGAAAATTAGCATTGGGATTAAATACTAGAATAGGGTATGTTCCTTACAAAGGATATAACTATGAAGATGGTGTTATTGTATCTCAAAGTTTTGCAAATAGAATGACTTCTGATGAATTTAATGAAGTAGAAATAATGATTCCTCAAAATGCATTAGGAGGAAAAGGAAGTAACATTAAAAGCGAATTAATGAAAGAAACTACAAATTCAAATCTTTCATTATTTGATAATGATGGTATTATAAAAGTCGGCACAGAAATCAAAGCTGGCTCTGTATTGGTTGGATATCTAAAAGAAATAACAAAAGAATCAGATGATATCATTGATTTAATTTCATTAGGTAGTGGAAAAATTAAATACAAATATAGTGAAATGAATGTACCTCATGGTTCATATGTAGCTGGTAAAATAGAAAGAATTACCGTTGTTAATAGTCCTGATGCTGTTAATAAACAAAAGGTAATATTCAGTATAGTTAATAAAAAGGCTTTGAAAAAAGGAGATAAGATTGCAGGTAGACATGGTAATAAAGGAACAATAACAAGAGTGTTAGCTGACAATCTAATGCCTGTAGCAGAAGATGGAAAGCCATTAGATTTAATGATGTCACCTCTTGCAGTACCTTCAAGAAAGAACCCAGGACAATTACTTGAAGCAGCAGCAGGACTTATTGCCGAAAAGACTGGTAAGACATTTGTTGTTGATAACTTTAACCATCGTGAAAAGGATAGAGTTCTTGAAGGATTGAAACAAATCGGATTCCCTGATGGAAAAATGAAAGTTACATTAAAGGAAGAAGACGATGATGGAAATATTATTGATGTTCCTATCGAAAATCCAGTAACAGTTGGTAATTGTTACATCATGAAACTTAAGCATAAGGTTGATGATAAAATTCAATCGAGAAGTAACAGAGAAACTTCTTTGACATCTAAAACTCATATGCCTAAAAAAGAAACTGGAACAGCTCAAGGTGAAAAGTTCAATCCTCAAAGATTGGGCGAAATGGAAATGAGAGCATTACAAGGTCATGGAGCAGCATGGAATCTATTAGAGAACCAAACTATCAAAGCTGATGGTGGTGGCGATTCTAAGGGCAAGGCTGCAATATTTAAAGCTATATCAACAGGTAATCTTGATGCTGCTGAATTATCTAAATCAGCAACTCCTGAAACTCTAAAAGTTTATATTGATTCATTAAAGACATTAGGACTTCATGTTAAACCTATGTACAATGGAGTGCAAACATCACTTGATAAACCATTTAATAGTTTAGGTTTAGCTCCTATAAATCAAGAAGAATTCATAAAAACTATAGGTAAGGATAAAGAAGTATTCGAATCTAAAATACTAGATGCTAGAAAGTTATACGGAGATAAGGATACAAAAACTGATAGTAGTAAAAAGTCTGCACCAGATCAAAAAGGTGGACTTATGGATTCTGAAATTTTCGGTGAAGGAACAGATGAAGATAGAGATAAGTGGGGTTATATAAAACTTCCTATTCCTGTACCAAATCCTTTATTTATGGAAAATGCTTCTAATAATATTTATGAGCATATAACTGGATTAAAGAGAGATGAGCTAAAACAATTAGCTGCACCAGCTACAGTGACAGGAGAAAAAGGACCTAAGGCTATTATTACTGATGTTTCTGAAATGGAATCATCATTATCTAGAATTGAGAATCCAGAACTTGTTAAGATGTATAAGGAACAATTCAAAGCTAATATGGAAGAACATGGATTCAAGACAGGTCAATTAGTTCCTATAGATGTATTAGATAAACTAAAAGAACAAGGTGTTAATATTCCTTATAAGACAGGTGGTGCTGCATTAGAATATATTTTGAAAAATATTGATGTAGATAAATCATTAGATAAAGCTAGAATAGATTTAGATGTTGCAAAAAATGGTGACGACATAAATAAAGCTTACAAAAAAGTTAAGGCTTTTGAGATGTTAAAGCACAATAACTTAAAGCCACAAGATTTAATGGTTAAATATTTACCTGTTACTCCTTCTTATTTAAGACCTATAATTCCTAAACAAGAGGATAGAAGTGTATTGATTAATGACTTGAATAAATTATACTCTAAAGTTTTATCGGCTAAACAGGTAGCCGAGAGAGAGGCTGTATTAGATAACAACGGAAATGTTGATGGTACTGGATTAGCGCCAAAAGATTTAGCTCAAAGAAGTAAAGTTATGTACGATTCATTAAAGATGCTTCAAGGCCACATCGATGCTAAAGATGGAGACAAAACAATAACATCAATGAAAGATACATTAAGTTCTAAAGCTGGATTAGTTAGAAAAGAAATGCTTGCAAAGAGAGTTGATTTCTCTGGAAGATCAGTTATAACTGTTGACCCTAATCTAAGATTAGACGAAGTTGGAGTTCCTTTAGATATGGCAAAACAACTCTACAAGCCATTCATCATCAAAGGATTAGTTGATAAGGGTATATGCAAAAATGATATTGAAGCTGAAAGCAGAGTAAATAAACCTGACCAAGAAGTAAAGAAAATAATACAAGAGATTGCAAGTGATAGACTTTTATTCTTAAATAGACAGCCATCACTTCATAAATACAGTATTCAAGCTATGAAGCCTGTCATTAAAGAATACGAAGATGGCGGTGTAGTAAGAAGTTTACAACTTAATCCACTTGTAGTTACTGGATACAATGCTGACTTCGATGGAGATACAATGGCAGCTCATGTTCCTGTAACAGAAAAAGCTAAAGAAGAAGCTAGAAGACTTGCTATGCCATCACACAATTTAATTAACCCTACTGATGGTAAAATGGTTATAGAAATAAGACATGAAATGGCTCTTGGAATATATCAATTAACTAATCATTGGGATAAGCCAAAGGGTACAGTGAAATCTTATGCTAATGAAAAAGACCTTAGAAAAGATTATCTAATGGGCAGAGTAAACCATGATAGTAAGGTTAGAGTTCCAATATGTATGCAAGAAACAACTGCAGGTCAAGCTTTATTTAACTGGGTAATTCCTGAAAGAATAAAGAAGTACAGAGATTTCAGAAAAGTTTGGACTAAGGATGAAGTAATGAAAATGCTTATAAAAACTTATGAGGAATCAGAATTGACAGGATTCAAATTAATGTCAAAAGTTGAAATAGCTAATTTATTTGATGCAGTTAAAGACTTAGGATTTAAAGCTTCAACAAGAACAGGATTATCTCTTGGAGTTAAAGACTTTACTTTCGATAAGAATGTAACATCTGAGATTAATAAAATTACTGCAAAAGGAGATAGTACAGATCCTGAATCTTGGAAAAAAGTTGAAAATGAAATAGAAGGTAAATTGAAAGGTGGTTTACTTCCTAGTGATAATCCATTACAAGTAATGATGAGTTCTGGGGCTAGAGCTAATGCTCAACAAATCAGAAAAATGTTCTCAACTATCGGTGTTGGTATGGACGTTAGTTTAAAAACATTAAGCCCTATAAGAAATTCCCATTTTGATGGATTAAGTCCTCAAGATTATTACACACTAGGCAGAGATTCAAGAAAAGGTATGTATGACAGATCAGTTTCAACAGAAGCACCAGGAGCATTAACTAGAGATGTCTGGTCAACAACTCAAGACTTAGTTGTAACAGAAAAAGATTGTGGAACAAAGGAATTTATCAATCTTTCAAAGAATGATAAAACAATCAAAGGTAGATATGCAGGTCAAGACATAAAAGATTCAACCGGAAGAGTTATCTGTAAAAGAAACCAAATAATTACTGGTGAAATGTATAACGCAATATTCAAAGATGATACTATTGAATATGTTCCAGTACGTTCTCCACTTAGATGTAAAACTCCACATGGAAAATGCCAACATTGCTACGGTGCGATGGCAGGAACAATACAACCAGTCAAGATAGGAACTGCTGTTGGAGTTATAGCTTCTCAAGCTATAGGAGAACCTGTTACTCAAATGACAATGAATACTTTCCATACTGGTGGTGCAAATTCAGCTGCTACTCTTGGATTACCTAGAGTTAACAATATACTAGACCTTAGCAGTAAGCCTTCAAATAAAGCTGTATTAGCAGAACAAAGCGGAACAGTAGATAGTGTAACTGAAACTCCAAATGAAATAACTATAATGATCGGAAAAAGAAAACACGTCATCAAAAAAGTGTTAGGTCAAACACCTCCAGCATTAAAGGTTAAACGTGGAGATGTAGTAGAGAAAGGAGATTTCTTAACTGTCGGTGATTCCAGCGATATCGTTGCTACAATGGATAATAACAAAACAACGTTAGTACTTACTAATGCTGATCCTAGCAAATTATTTAAATTGAGAGCAGAAGCTAATGGTCAACATGAAGCAGTAAATTACACAAGGGACTATTTAGCAAACTCTATGCAATATGCTATCAAGGCTTCCAATGCTTATATGGATAGAAGACATGCAGAAACTATAGTATCTAAATTAACAGGTACTGCACAAATTACAGATTCAGGAGATTCATCATTCATGAAAGGACAAAAAGGTGATGTAAATCTTTATGATAGATGGAATAAGGAAAATTGTACTGGAACAAAAACAGTAGATATTTCTCCCGTAGATGCAACTCAATTACTTGGAAGAACATTAGCCACTGACATTATTATTGGAGGCAAATTGGTCGCTAAAAAAGGTTCAATAATAACATCAGAGAATGTAGCCTTACTTTCTAAATATACTGAAAAAGTGAAAGTATTATATAAACCAATAGAATATCAAGTTTTACTTCAAGGTAAAATGCCAGCAAGTGTTACTGGAAATTGGTTTGGTGATATGGGAAGTAGAAATTCCGGAGGTCTTATGGGAACATTAGCTTCTGGTGCTGAAATGGGAGCAGTAGATAATCTACAAGACCCAAGAGCAAGACTTATGGCTGGTAAGATGTTGAACATCGGGGCAGGTGCAGAACTAAAAGATGAATTTAAAGATAAATATACAAATAAAATGTCTAACTTCTTTAATAACAAAATAGATGTAAATAAATACCTAAAATAGATTCACAAAAAACAAGTTGGTCATTGACCAACTTGTTTTTATTTGTTATATTGTTTATAGAAATAAAAATTTAGGGAGTGATAACTTTGACAAAAAATAAAAATGTAGCACCTAAACTAACATCAAGAGAAAAGATAATAAACGCAAATATAAACAGAGTTAGGGATGAATTAATTGCAACTCAACTCGAAGCAGAATTCTATGAAAAATTTGCATCTAGTCATGCAGATGAAGCAGGCAAAGATGATGGTGGTTCTGGGATTGCTCAAATGGTATTAATGGCAAAAACAAATACACCAATACTTAAAGGTCAAGAAATTTTTCTTCTTGAAAAACTTAATTTCTTGAAAGAAAAAAGAGATAACAGTATAGCTAAGAAACTCATGAAAGATTATAATAAGTTCCCAGAAAAGATAAGTATAGAGGGAGCTAAAGAAATTAGTAATGAAGAACTCGTGAAAGAACATGGTGTATTAGGAAAATTAGTAAAAGAATAATTATAGGTTTCAAACATAGTTAGGTTGTTTTAGGGCCCTAACAATCCACATTTCTTGGCCGAGAAATGCGTAAATACTATGTTTAAAATAAAAAGAGTTGGCTTTCGCCAACTCTTCTTTTTTTGATTATTTTTAATTAAAAAGGCATATCCTCGTCGCCCTCTCCGTTTTCAGGATATTCAAGAGGTTTAGATTCTTCAATAAAATCCTTGCAATATTCTTTTACTTTCTCTAAATCCCTAGTCCCTGTTTTCTTATATCCAAAGCTAGAATTTATTCTTCCTTTATATTTAGCTGTAGACATTCTTCCATCTAAAATAACAATTACACATTTGTCAGTTACACTTCTTACTCCTCTACCTATGGCTTGCTTAAGTGTTATTACCATATCGGGAATTGAATACTTATAAAATGAATTAGCTCTATCTTTTAGTTTTTGTTGTATTGGATCTGTTGGTTGAGGGAATGGAAACTTATCTATAATTACACATCTAAGTGCATCTCCAGGAACATCAACACCAGTAAAGAATGAGCGTGTACCAAATAATACAGAGTTTTTATCTTCCTTGAATTTTTCCACAAGCTTAGTTCTTGGCATATCTCCTTGAACATATATTGTATATGGCAATTGATATTGCAGTTCATAGAAAGTATTTCTCATATTTTTCACAGATGTAAATAGGCACAATGCTCCACCACCAGTAGCTTTTACTATAGAGTGAATATTTCCAGCTATAGTTTTATCAAATCCAAATTTATTTCCCTCTATGGCTCCTTCCGGTAAATACCATAATTGCTGTTCTTCAAGATTAAATGGAGATGAACCTATAAATTCAACTACATCTTTTTTTGATAGATTTAATCCAAGTTGTTCTTTTATATATTCAAAGGAACCACCGACACTCATTGTAGCTGATGTAAATATAGAAGTGACAGTTTCGCTAGCAAAGAAAGCTTCAGCTAATGAACCTCCGACCTCAACTTTCTTACAATTCAAGCTTACTGTTTCATTTATCTTTTCCAGCCAAATTACTTTATTATCATCTTTTAGAATATTTTCTATAGATGTAATAAAGTATAATATGTCAGATGATGAATCGGACATGGTTTGCAGAATTTGATATACTTTCGTTACTTCCTTACTTTCTTCATCATCATAGCTATCTCCGAATGCAGCTAGATTCTGTTCGCAATTAGATAATGCGTCAGCGATACAGTTATCTATATTTGTCATCGGAGTTTTTAGTTCATAAAAAGATTTTGGTAGTTCATCTTTATTATTGATAATAGTTGGAGAACTTAAATCAGTAAATTTTCCTTCTATATCAAAAAATGCAATTTCAAATTCCTTGAGAACAGAGTTAAACATTTCAGGATCTAATGAATCCTTATAATTTGCGCATATGTGATTTAATTCACTGCTCTTATTTCTAAGCATAGACACTGTATTATAAGATAATTTTAGTGCATCAAAATCCCTGAATATATTAGCTGCTTCATGAGCTTCATCAAATACTAATATGTCGTAAACTGGTAGTATCTTTCCTCCTATTTTATTATCAGCAAATAACATATGATAGTTGGTTATTATTATTTTTGATGAATTTAATTTTATCTTATGTTTCCCATAGAAACATTCTTGTTGATACTTACAATTCTTCCCTGTACATTCACCTTTCTTTGTACAGCATATTTTTTCTAATATGTCTTGTTCAGGAATGAAATTAAGTTCCGATAAATCTCCTGTTTTTGTATTATTTACGAAATCATAAATCTTCTCAAATGAACTATCAATCATATTTTTTGTTGTTTCGTATAATCCTAAATCTGCTACCTTTTCATTACATATAAAGTTTTGTCTACCCTTTAATAAGGTATACTGTAACTCATCGGTTATATTTGGATATAAAGATTTCATTACTTCAATCGCAAAAGGAACGTCCTTAGTATTTAATTGCTCTTGGAGTGATATTCCCGATGTTGCAATGACAGCTCTGTGCGTAAATCCACTTTCAATTATATCTAATAGTACAGGGAACAGATAAGCATATGATTTACCCATTCCTGTTTCACCCTCAATAACTCCAATCTTATTATTGTCCAAACAATCCTTTATTCTATGAGCAGCCTCTATCTGTGACGGTCTTTCTTTATAGCCATCTCTTAAGTCACTTATGGCTCCATCATTATTAAATATATCATCTAATATTATTTTTCTTGACATCTATCTTCCTCCTCCAGCATCTTCTGTATTAATAACCAATAGCCCATAAGAGTATTTTCAACCTTAAATGTATGACTTACTATCATTGTTGATATTCCATCTCTTGAATTAATTTCGAATAAATCAAAGCCAATTTCGAACAATCCAGTGGATGAGTCTCTATCTACATAAGTTACATCAGCAACTGCATGAAATTTATTTCGGATAAAGCTTATTAACTGTGTCTCATTTAATAATGGCATACAATTATCTTTTCTTATATTGTCACCACACCATGTTAATATGAATTTATTTGTATATGAAAGAACTACATGCAAATTATCTTTGTTTGTGCAAAACAAATCTCCTACTTGTGGATTCCATAATTTTTTTATTTCATTTTTCATATAATTAGGAGTTTGTTCAAAATAAATTAAATCAATAAAATTCTTATCCATCTTACTTCCCCCTATCTCTTTGTATCATTTTCAAAAACTAAATTATCATCTTTATCTTTTACTCTTAATGACAGTTCTCCTTTGTCATTAGCGAACCCCTCAATTTTTAGTGCTGTTGTTACTGCACCATTATCTCTTTGCTTGATGGTTATATCAATACCACCCTCTTTGTTTCTTGGTCCACCAGTTAAATTATTTGTATATCCATCGATTTCTCCATCTACCCAAAAGTTTCTTACATTTTTTGGCATATATCTCGTCCCCCTATATTTTATTTCTTTTTGTTATACTCGCTCCAAAAATATTCACATGAAGTATATACAACTCTGCACTCATGCTTTCGTGGACATTTTGAGCAAATATTATATCCTTGGTTCATTTTTCTCTATCTACTCCTTTTGAACTTTTCCTCTAACCAGTAATTGAATACCACGCACGCATCGCTTTCATCATCGGTGTTACACTCTAATCCATACTTTCCGTATTTCTTTTCCATATATTTTCGGAGTGCTCTTTTTGTTATATCGGGTATTTTAAGTATTTCTTTTTCAGTTAAATTATCTACTAAATCATGAGTGACTTTTACTAAGTCGATAGGTCCTCTTACTTCTTTAACTGGATATTCAATAACATCAATACTCTTTGAACTCGCAACACCAATGAGTACTCCCATTACTTTTCCGAGAAGTACTGACGTTAATACTCCGTTGAATATCTCATTCTTTTCTACAACAATTAAATCAGGCTGTATGGCTGTTACTATTTTTGTAATTTGTTCTCCTATATATTTAAGCACAAAAGAGTTCTTCTTGTTTCTTACTTGAGTATCTCTCTTCTTCTTCTCTACCTTACTTATAGACTCTTCTCCAAGTCTATAGTATGAATTTATAGACTCTCCATTTTTTCCGGTTAGTAATTTTTTCTTAGTTTTTTTATATCCTAATTCTTCGGGATTAAAACTTTTGGGTATTATGGGACAGCTCTTAACTAGTATTGGGTCTCCAGTATTTGTATCAATAATGGAAGCTATAACTCCTACACAAACACTAGATAAGTCAAAAACTAAGACAGTAAATTTATCTTTCATTTAAGTACCTCTCATTTGCTTTTAAATTTTGGAAGATTTATAATTTAATTGAGCATAGTTTATTCCCCCTAAAATTAATATATCGATAGAGAGGAGATTTTTATTTAGTAAAAATCTCCTCTCTATTTTAGAATGTGTATCTATCTTTATGTAAAATGATACTACCATCTCTATCATCAATGGCCCACCACTTATTACATTCAGGACACCTAGCATATATAGTTGGTCCATCTTGACCAGTTAAGATTAGTTTATGCTCATCGCCAGGACATGTATATTCTAAAAAACATTCACTGTTTAATTCGAATTTAGGTTTCATATGCTCCTTTATAAGAACTTTAACTTCTTCGTGAGTCATTATCTTGCCTTTGCATTGCTCGCATTGTCTGCCATTCTCTGGACAATAACCAAGGACTTTACATGACGCTCCTGCATTTGAAAATAATGCTGGTGAGTGAGATTTACATAGAGCCAATTTTTTATCAGCTAAAATTTTAATCTCCCATTGAGCATTATTACAACATCTGATTTTAAACCAATCTAGTAGGGCATGTCCAGTCATAGCGATAAGACATTTAAATTCTGTACCCTGTGGCTTTGCGAACCTCATATCTTCTTCTGGATATCCTTTATCGACACCACCATTATAGAATTGTTCCAATATATCCATAACATCTCCGTACGTTAGGTCTATTTCAGTAAGTGCATCAAAACCTATCATTCTTCCTAAATTTTCATGATCATTTATAAGTATTTTGGAAGGATTTAATTTAACTGATACATATAGTCCATCTAGTGAGGGTGGTTTAATTACATCGAAACTTCTTTTTCCACCCTTTTCAATCCTACCAGTTTTAATCATGTATGCTGCACCTATTCTTTTTCTTACTAATTGAGTTTCACACACTCTGCTTGCACCCTCAACTGCAAAAACAAAGTAGTCAAATTCTGTTGTAGCTAAGTGGCTCATACTAACTACCTTTTTAACCAAGTCCTCATTATAGTCCATACTTACAATCTCATCTAGACTTTTTTCTGACCTAGTTATCGTTGCAGCAATATCTACAAAGCTTTCTCTTTCCATTGAACCAATTAATTTTACATTGATTCCTTTTCCACCATCGATTATGTTTGCCATTTTAATTTCCCCCTATTATAATTCTAAATCATGTTCTTGCCAAAATTTAATAAAGTTTTTGAATGTTTGAAACTCAAAGTAATTGAATTTCATTTCGCTATCAAAATTATTATCTTTATACTTGAATACTTCAAATGAAATAAATTCAAGATTAAGATCTTCTTCATTTTTGATTCTTGATACAATCCTGATTTTATAACTGCCTCCTGTTTTTATGGATGCTATATTCATATTGTAAGCTATTATTCCGGGTTCTGGAGAAAAATTTTGTTCTGTAGTGGTATCATATTCATCTAATCTATCAAATCTAGGCTTACAAATAAACAAATCTTCTTCGAATAAATTAAATATATTATGCAATTCATCTAAATCACCTTTGCATATATATAAGCTCTTAGATACTGCTGAGACATTTGATCTGATAAATATTCCGAGTTGTCCCGACTTGCCGTAAGTAAATTCATGGTAATGGGTTTCGCTAGATAATAAACCTTCATATCCTGATTCAAAACTAAATTTACCTTCGAAAGTTTCCGGAGGAGCAATACTTAATTTGACCTTATTATCATCGTTGACTGCTTTCCCTAAAGTATTATTTGGCATTTTTACTTCTCTTTCATTGAAATATCTTTCAGCTAGACTTTCTTCAGGAACCACTTTTGCACTTACTAATGCATACTCTATTCCCTGAAGTATGTGAAGTTTCTTATCTGAACTATTTTCAATCTTTTTAATATTCTCATCAATTAACATTCCTAGTTCTATTAATTGCTCTTGATTTATATCAAGAAGAAATCTATTCATATCCATTTTCCTCCCCCGAAATTATCCTATATGGTATACCTTCTTTTAAATACATTATATTTTGATTAGAAGAACCTCTATATTTTATCTTTTCACTCATTAAATCTTCTTCGAATTTGCCATCAACAAGGACATCGACATTAGATAAGATACTGTTGCCTATCAGTTCATTATAAGTTCTTCCAGTATAAAGCCATATATTAATCCCATGATCTTTTAATCTTCTACATAATCCTAATGCTGCATGTTGCTGACACATTGGGTCTCCACCACTCAAAGTAACACCATCTATCATTGGTTTACTTTCTAGGATTTCAGTAACAATAGCATCAACTTCTCTTGAAATACCTGCTTTGAAATTTTGAAGTTCCTTGTTATGACACCCCTTACAGTCTTTATCACAACCAGCAAAAAATACTGTAGCTCTGATTCCTTCTCCATTCACTAAAGATTCATGAATTATTTCCTCAGCTATCCTTGCTTTCACTGAAATCAGCCTCCTTGTATTCTGTTTTTAAATATACAGAAATAAAATTACACCAAGGAGTTCTGTGACATTCTAATGGATCTTTTTCATAGCATATGAAATAAATATCTTTTCCTTCTTTATGAGCATCTTCGATTATTTTCATTAATCCTAATCTTAGAATACTTACTTTCATTATGTCATATGCTTGTTCTACTAGATATTTTTCAACGAATTCTTTCCATTCTATTTCCTTATTTTTAAATTCATCTCTTAATTCATCTGTTGGAGCAAAACGTTTTGCCCATAAACAATCATATTTCTTAAGCGATTCCACTACTACTGGCTTCGCTTGCCTTGCAATAAATATTTTTACTGCATCACTTGGTATCTTTTTCAGATTTGATAGATAAGTTGAGTAAATCATTTTCGATAGCCTCGCTTTCACTTATTATTCTGTATGACTTTTTGTTTATATAAATTGTACCTTTATCTTTATATTTTGATTCTAGAAACATCTTATAATAACTTTCTCCACACTTCACTCCAATAGATAATGCTATCAGCATCCAGAATACGCAATATCCATCAACTCTAGATATTACTCTTATCATAACAACGATGAGTGCTTCTGCCATATCAAGCTCACTCTCCTTTCTTAGCATCGTGAGGTACTTGAATGATACGCATCTTCTTAGGGTTCTCTGTATCCATAAATTCCACTGCTTCTTCTTTATTTATGGTATCAGGAAAACAAGCATATTTGTGACATTCCGTTAACATATTACTGATATTTTCTTTATCTTTATCAGACAAGATTACCATTATAGGCTCATCTTTACTATCATGTATTTGGTCTCCAATTTTAATTTTCAATGTCAATCCTCCTTTTTAATCGTAATAGAATATCATCCCTACATTTGAAACTAACTTCTGTACCTTGGCCAAGTTCAGTATGCATGGAAATAGATTCTATCATGAGTATATGTCCTTGAAATTCTAATGAACTCTCCAATTTTATGTTTGGGAGTGGTTCATACTTAAATACTTTCCTGACTATTTTTTCATAAATAAATTTACCTATTCTATTGAGCATAGCTATTCCTCCCAACTACTTAATTAATGGACACCATCTAGGTTTAGTTTTTATTCGTTGCTTGCCACATATTGATGAATAGTAATTATAGCCTTTTTTGCGAGTACTATAATGAATCGAACAATACCAACCTTCCTTAATTCTCTTACATTTTTTGCATGTGCTACATTTTATTTCAGGTGTTACTTTCTTAAATATTTTCTTAATGAATTCAAACATAGCTACTCCTTTCTCTCATTTATTATTTTTTCAGTATTATCTGTTCTAATTTCTTTTGTATTTGGAACTATAACTGATCTAGCTGAAAAATGGAATCTTCTAGTTACTAAATCCTTTATTTCTAGTTCCCTTAGATATCCATATTTTATTTCTTCCAATATCATCACCCCTTAATCTATATTTCATGGACTATTCTTGATTCTCTCTCTCTTTCTTTTCCATACCCAAATCTTTCATCTAAACTTAAATATCCTGTAACTCTAGATATTCCTTGAAAATGATTTCCTCCACAATTAGGGCAAGTTGTCATATCCATAGTTGCTTCTGTGCCACAATCTTTGCAATACCTTATCCTGAAATTATAAGCAACATACACTATATTGGTATTCTCTCTACAATATTTTAAATGTCTATGAATATATCGTTCTCTAGTTTCTGTATCGCCACCATCGATCTCAAAGTAACTTATCATTCCACCAGTACATAATTTATGAAATGGAGCTTCTAAATCAGCTTTCTTAAGTGCTGAAATATTGTAGTAAACTGGAATGTGAAAACTATTAGTGTAGAATCCCCTATCAGTTACATTCTTTATTTCTCCATATCTTTTCAAATCCATTTCAGTGAATCTTCCGCTTAATCCCTCAGCTGGAGTTGCATATAGAGAAAAGTTTAAGCCTGTTTCATCTCCAAACGCTTCAACTCTGTCACTCATAAAATTCATGATTTCTTTTGCTTTTTCATAAGCTTCTTCTGATTCTCCATGATGAACTCCCATCATAGCGATAAGTGTTTCTGCAAGACCTATGAATCCTATTCCCCATGTTCCTTGTTTTAATATTGGTTCAATACTGTCTTCAGGACCTAACCCCTCTGAACCTTTTACGAGTTTTTGGCCTGCGACGAAAGGTAAATCTTTTATTCTTAATTTCTTAAGTACGTCATATCTGTACAATAATTCCTCTTTTGATAGTATCATTAATTTATCTAGTGACTTGAAGAATTTATCCCAATTACTTTTGGCTTCTATTCCTAACCTAACCATATTCATTGAACATGGAGCTATATTTCCTCTAGCTTCAGGACCATCTTCTCCATTTCTGTTTGCCATTACATTTGTTCTACAACCCATCTGTGCTGCCAATATACCTCTAATGTAATAAGAAAGGTCCATAGAATTATCTAAATTTCTAAATGTAGGATTCATTCTGTGAGCTGCAACTTTGACAGCTAAATCATATAGATATCTGTAAGGATCATTTTCTTCTGTATTTACACCTTTCTTTGTTCTGAAACAAATATTCGGGAAAATCATTTGTTCTCCCTTGCCCATGCCCTTGTCATATTCTTCAAGGAACATTTGACATACTAATGCTGCATCTTCATTCTTAGGAATACCAATATTAATTGATGAGAATGGAACTTGGCTTCCTGCACGAGAATGCATTGTGTTTAGGTTGTAGCATACACCTTGCATGGCTTGGCGAACTGATTTTTTAACTCTCTTCTCCACATTATCTTTTATAAGTTTTTGATCAAACGCGGAAAAATCATTTATAACTAAATTCTCTCTCATTAAATTAGGACTATAGTGAATGAAATTATTTATTTCCTCAATCTCATATTTTTTTCTAGTTTCTCCTACAAATGGCGCCATATCATTATCGAAATTAACATGACTTTGACCACCAAACATATCATTCTGAGTTGATTGAAGAAGAATACATGATAATTCTCCAGCAGCTTCAATACTCTTAGGTGATCTTATTGTCCCATATCCAGTATTAAATCCTTCCGCTAATTTTCTCCTAGTATCAATATGAAGACAATTAATAGTAAGATTGAAACTATCTACGTCATGTATATGGATATCACCTCGCTCATGTGCCTTTGAATGTTCTTTGGGCATATTTGCTAGGTTAAAATATTTGTTTGCTACAGAGGCTATTTGAAGTAATTTAGCACTGAAATTATTTCCTACATTAGCATTATCTCTAGTGGTTTCTTCACCAATCTTTTTAATTGCTTGCATTACATCTGATTTAATTTCTCTAACCTTAGTTCTGTCTTGTCTGTATTCCTCAAAATGTTCCGCTACATTCCCCAATTCCATTTCCTTAAGCACTCCAATAATTACATCTTGGATTTCTTCAACTTTAGGATATGAAGCTTCATCAAAATTAACATTGATTGCGTTAATGCATGCTTCAGTAACTTGTCCTATAACATTATAAGTACTGGCACCGCAATTTCTCATAGCTTCAGAAATAGCTTCTCTTATTCTCCTTTCTGAAAATTTTGTTCTTCTCCCATCTCTTTTTATAACCTTTTCTATCATAAAAATTTCCTCCCTCAAAATAAAAATAGAGCATCTATAATTATAGATGCTCTATTAAAGAAATGCAAAATTACTTATCTATATTTCCGGAAATGTTATATCTGAACGGTCTTCCAAAATTTTGTTCCATTTTTGTTTCAACGTAATACTGCAAATTCTCTGGCAAAAATACATCAGCATACACATCACATAATGATACTAACTCTATGATATTATTCCACATTGCCACAAATAGTTTTAAGAAGTTCTTTTCTGAATTATGATAAGCATACATCATTATCTTTGAAGATGTATTAACTTCATTCCAAACTCTCATCATATCTTCTATCATAACAAATTTAGATTCATTTTCGCTTTGAGAATAAGTATTTACTGAAATTGCAAAATACTTATTCTCAAATTCGCTCAATTCTTTCTTAATTTCTATACTTAATTTTAGGTATTGAGATATAGTTTCATCAGAACAAAGAAAATTTGTACATCTCATAACTATATCAGCTAACTCAAAGCCTTCTGCTTCTTTACCTAAATCTTTCTTTACAGCATCAGCAAGTTCAGATATTTCAGTATTTAATAAGACAGACTTAACAGTTCTATTGTGTACCAATGAATTGCTAAACCCTTTTTGTTTCAAAAGTTCTTTCTCTTTTATTGTTGTTTCGCATAATAAATTGTTCATATCTCTTATAAAGCAAGATACTATGTAGTATCCATTTTTATCTACATTCTTTAATTTCTCGCTATTCATTATATCAGTTATTTCTTTAACTATATCAAGATATTTATTTTTTGATTTTTCGATACTTATCTTAAACAATACAATTACCTCCCAAATGAAAATATGAAAAATGAAAGAGCCGAAAGGCTCTTTCATTTAATTATCTATTATAGTTTTAGAATAATTCTCCATCTTTGCCATCGGCACCTTGTTCTACATCTATAATATCTCTTTCTACGATTTCAGTCATGAATAATTTCTTTAACGCTAAACTCATAGTTTTTAATTCTTGATAAGCCTTTTCATTACGAGTTTTTCCATCAGGATTCATAGCATCATCGTTTGGTCTAAAGTTATTATAATCCAATACATAGAATACACCTTGATCATTTTCTTCTTGGTGACTTCCAAATGTTACCTTACATGCAAAAGGAGCAATGTTAAGTGGAATTAATTTGTTCATGAATCCTTTGGTAGTTTTTACACTTGCACCTGCTGCTATGATTCTAAATGGTGTTCTAGTTTCACAATCTAAAGCAAGGAATACATAACTCATATTACATGCTGGTTTTGTTTCTCCTTCAGGTAAGTTATTCCAAGCCTTTTGGTTTTGAGAAGAGTATTGGCATGTTTCACAGTTACCATCTCCAACACCATCAGCATCTACTTTAACTTTACCATTGAAGCTTCTGCATAATGGGTCCTCTCCTCTTTTAAAAGGTTTCTTCCAATTTACCATTGATTTCCCTTGATCTAATAATATACAATCGATAGCATCTTTAGCTTCGCCTGTTACTGTATTATAGAATTGTCCAGCCTTTATACTTCCATCTTTACATTTAGTAACTTCTGGAGAAGTTGTTTGTAATAATTTATATTTTGGTAATTGAATATCTGATTGATTTACATCTAATCCAACTACTTCTTCGTTGGGACTTTTAAATGCACCGAATCCTTCAACTACTACGCTTGCGTCTTTTACTGCTAATTCCTCTTTTTTACCTTTAACATCTGCCATTTTAATTTGTCCCCCTTGATTTATATTTTATTTTATTTTTAATAATTAACATTTTATTATTTTGCTGCTTTCTTAGCTTCTGCTGCTGCTTTCTTAGCTTCTGCTGCTTCTCTATAAGGAACGATATCAACTTTCTCTTCTATTTCCTTTTTGATTATAGAACTAACTGATAATCCTACTGTTAATGCTTCAGGAACTGTAATTTCTTCTTTTGTTCTTGGATTAACTCCTGGTCTTGCAGCTCTATATCTTGTTTCTAAAGTACCAATATCAGTAAGTTTTGTTTTTCCTGTTTCTACAAGATCCTCTACTCTTGTTTCATCTGCTGCCTTAAGTACTTTCTTTACTACAGCTTCACTTAATTCCACACCTTGCGCTTTTACCTTTTCCATTACTGATTCTAAAAATTCTGGTTGTGTTTTCATTTTTTATTCCTCCTAAAAAAATTTATTTTAAACGAAGATTAATTTCCCTCGTTTAATACCTTATATGAATTTATTTTTTTGATAACATTTTTTATTTTATATATATTTTTTCCTTTTGTAAAGCACTTTTGATTTCTTTTCCATAGATATCACCAACATGAACTGCATCAGGATAATCACTAACACAATTATTGCAGTAATATATTACTTGCCCATCATGAATTCTATAATACATATCTTCGGGCAATATATCAGTCTTTTTAGTTGCTCCACATTTCGTACAAGTATACTCTGTAAGTGTATTGATTTTTGATACCACTAATTCTGGAATGGCTAGACAGATATCCTTAAGCTTATCATTTTTATCAAAGATAAAAGTCATGCAAGTTTCATACTCTAATTTTCTAAGTTCTAGATCTGTATATTCTTTAATTAAAGAATCCAATCTATCTTTTGCAATTTCAATCATCTGATCAAAATATTTTCGAGTTGAATTCGTGGCCATGTTTTTTATTGAATCTTCTGCATTAGATTTAACACTCTTATAAAGAATGTATTGTTCTATTACATTTAATGGAATGAATCTAAAATTAAATTGTGCTGATTGATAGGTTCCTCTGTGCATAAAGAATAAACATACATCATCCAAATCTTCTAAGACACTATCTAAATTATCTGTAACGAGTTGAATGAGATTTATGGGTCTACCACAGTTTTCAAACAAATCTTTTTCAATCAGCACCTTGGTTCCATAAATTATTCTCATTATTAATCTCCTTTCGTTAACAGAAATAATTTATTATTGTGCCTGTACTTCTTTTTGCTGTTCTCTTAATGCATCTCCAAATATGTGTTCAAAGATTTCTTTATCTAGAAGAACAGCACTCCTTCTCTCCATACTTTCCCATTCCTTGTCTTTACCGAAAATATCTTTTGCTGATTCTTTTTTAATAAGTAAAAGCTTTCCTGTTGGATAATGCCCCTTAGTAATCGGTGGTTGATTTTCAATTGTAGGTTCACTAGAAACTTCCGTAACCAAAAAGCCTTGTTTAAATTGCTCCTTACATTTATCACAAGGTTCATAATCAAGTAATAAATTCTTAGGTGCTTCAGCATCATCTTTTAATTTTCCCATAAGTACAATTTCTTCTTTGTGTCCACCACAATAAAAACAAAGTGGTATTGTGGGATTAACTCCATGTTTTTCGCTTACCTTGATTGACTTCGACATAATTAATTCCTCCTAAAAAATTATTAAAGGAGAAACATTAATGTTTCTCCTTTAATATCTTATACTACAAATATAGGCATTTAAAAAATATCTTTTAATCTTTTTAACTTTAATTCATTAGAATCATAAGATAAAAGAATAGTTTTTATAGACTCATATTTATTTATCGCTTTTTGAGTTATAAGGGTTTCATCTGTTATTTTTAAAAACTCATCTGCCTTATTTTCACTAATAATACTCTCTAATAATTTTAATGTATATAGTCCACTAAAATCATCTAGCTGTCCGGCCATTTCAATCTTCTCTTTTAGCGGTAAATCGTTCCTGTACATCTTTCTGAATTCATCCATATATGCAAAGGCTATTACTAAAGCACCACTTGAACCAGCATCCACTTGGTCACTATACTGACATACTTCTCCAAAATGCTTTAAATTATATATTTTTTTACATTGATTACATAAACCAAAATCTATTTGGAATGTAGTGAAGTGATTTCCACAATGCTGACATGGAATAACTTTTACTCTGTCCGTTCTGTATCTAGGAATATCTTCCTTTTCTCTCCAATCCATAAAATCAATAAATTCTCTCCAACCTATCTTCTTGATTTCATTGATTCCATATCCCATATATGCCTCAAAATCTACTGCATATTTTTTAAGAAAAGTTTGCCAAATAATACGAGCTTCTTTTCTTGTTCTTATTTTGGTTTTAATTCCATTATTTTCTTTGATCTGATTTTTAGGTAGATGCGATATGTTCGCCATGCTATTATTCATCTTATCTAGTGATTTCCTTTCAACATTATATCCTGGATTATGAGAATTCAAATCCTTACTTTCTAATGCTAATATCTTTTCATTTTCTAAATTTTCGTTCATTACATTACCTCCATATATTATTCATTCTTATTCTAATGCTAAAACAAAATTCTGACAATAAAAAATGGTGAGTCTCCCCACCTTTTTTATTATTCATTTTCTTTTATTTCATTATTTATTTCATTTTCCAATTTTTCATTATCTATTTCATTTTCATTGATTTCTATTTCTTCCACTTCATTGTTGTATTCTATTTCTTCCACGTCATTTTCATCTTCATTTTTATTGTTACTATCCATTAATATTGTTCCTAATGTTGCTACTCCTGCTATTACTCCTGCTATTCCTATTCCTTCGAATATTCTACTTTTAATCTTGAATTTCTTTTCTTGATCTTCATCAAATTCTCCTTCCTCAATTTTCTTTTTGCTTTTACTTGTAATAATTTTGCTTGCTACTACTCCTGTTATTGTTGTTGCTATTGCTCCAATTCCTAAACCTAATTTCATTTTTGTATTCATAATTACCATCACCTTTCTTTTTATTTAATATCTTATACTACAAAAATTAGCATTTATAAAATAAAATGGACACTTACAAATTTTGTAAGTGTCCATTTTCCTATATTGATTTGGCTTAGGTAAAGGAAATAAAAATAATGAATATTTTCTAATGTCCCCAAATGTCCTGCAAGTGTCCACCATCAATGGAATAAAATGGATATATCTATTTTACTAAACCCTCATGGACACTTACTATAGGTTCATATATATATAATATATATTATTATTATATATATAATAGGACAGTTTAAGATAAAGTATATAGGGGTATTTTTTTAATTCACCTATTTCCTCTTAATTTCTATCTTATTTTGATAATTTCTTTTAAAAATTTTAAAGAGAGGGGGATACCCCTAACCAAAAGTGTCCAAAATCATCATTTTTAATAGTTCTGCTCTTGGTGAAAGGAAAAAGCATGGACACCCTTTTATTCCCATTTGTCCATTTTTATTTTTTCGGCTTACCTGCGGGAAAAAAGCATGGACACTTTTTTTAAAAAGTGGACACTTCTATTTTAAAAGTGTCCACTAATAGGAATAACATGAAGATTGTCGTTCCATTTTATTAATGCTATACTTTAATCAGTAATTAAAAGAGAGGAGAGATATCAATATGTCTTTTAACAAACACACAACATTTTTAATTGATTTTAAAAATAATGATTTTGAAGTCATTGATAATGACTTAATTAAAACAGCCTCAGTAAAATTACCAGATGGTTTTACCTATGATCCTGATTACTTATATCTTAAGGTTAAAGCAGTTAGTGCTGGAGAGTATTGGGGCAGTAACAAGAATGATGATTATTTTCCTGAAACAGAATTATTAAAAGGATATAAAACATTCTTATCTGCTCACACATTTAAAAATCACGAAAATAAATTAATAGAAAAAGCCATAGGTGATGTACTAACGGCGGATTGGTCAGATAAAATGAAGTCTGTCTATTTATTAATAAGGATAGATAGAAGAATAGCGCCATCAATAGTTAGAGGTTTCGAAAAAGGATTTATGACCGATGTATCTATGGGGTGCAGAGTAGACCATGTAGTATGTTCTTATTGTGGTAAAGCTGCAAAAACTAGATTTGATTACTGTGAGCATTTAAAGACCATGAAAGGTAAAGTCATGGACAATGGAAAGAAAGTTTATGAAATCAATATAGGACCTAAATTCCACGATATATCTGCAGTATTAAATGGAGCAGAAAGAACTGCAAAAGTTGAAGGTCTAATTATCGAGGGAAGTAAAGTTGCATTTGTATCAGGAAAAGGTTTAGAGAAAACAGCAAGTATGATTGATAGTCTTGAGATTGAGGATATATTTAAAGTTGCAACAGAAAAACCTTATGAAGAATTAAATATGGAAGTGATAGCTTCTTCTTTTAAAGAGGATAAAAAATCAACACCTAAAGATGTTGATAAAGTAAAAACCAAAATAAGAGATAAGGCATTAGCTAATGCTTGTGATGAAGTTTCGAGAGATGGATTAAATATGTTAGAAAATATAGTCGATGTATTGAAGTTAAATTACTCGGAATATTGGGATAAAGCTAAATGCCAAGATATTGGAATGAAATTGAGAGAATTGTCTCAGATGAATAAAGTTCCTCCAGAAAAAGTATTCAGTCAATTTTTAAAAGTTTTAGATTTTGCAGCTATAGAATTATCTCCACTCGAAATTCATGATATCTTTTTCGAAGTCATGAATATGGATTGTCACGATTTAAGACAGATTCCATGTAGTTTGGGTGATAAATCTATTATTAGTAATAATAATTCTATAACTGAAAATTTAGGCATGGACATGGGAATAGGTCATGTTATGAATGTGATAAATGCTATTAAAAGTGAATGTGATTCTAGTGGATATGGAATGTTTAATAATCATCCAGCAGCTAAAATAAAACTTGTAATTATGAAAACAAGACCTCAAGAGACAAGCTTCAATGGTGACTTCCTTAACCACGACATCATGGATGGCATAGTATCTCACTTATTAGAATCTAGAAGTAATCATAGAAAGTTTGCATATCCTAGATTAGATAAGATTTCAAGAGGAGAAATAGAGCCAAAAAATAATAGAAATCATTTCCTACCAAATATATTAACTAAAGCAGCAAGTGAAGAAGCCTCTGACCTTACTGTTCCAGCTATTATGTCAGCAATGATTAATTCTGCATATCAAAACGATAGAATTAAAAGAGCTAATAACGGAGAGTTAAATGATGGTATAATGAAAATAGCAAACTATTTAGATGATAATACTTTTGGATTTGAAAAAACTGCAAAGTTAAGTACAATGAAAGCATTGATGGCTGGAATACCACTAACACTTTCTTATTCAGCACTCCAAAGAAGCAGAATAAACAATGGAGACCAGACATCATCATTTAATAGGTATATAGCTGAAAACCCTACAAATGCAGCATTCCTGTATTCTATGGTTACACCTGCAGGAATAAAAGCAATAAATAAAGGTTCGAAAGGAGCAGGAAAGTTAATTAAAGATATTTCTAAAAAAATTCCAAAACAAGCTGATGATTTCGATGATAATATTTTTAAAAATGCTAGCATCGATAGCGCTATGGAAGATAATGGTTATTCAAAAAAAGACATATCGATTATAAAATATGCCTCTGTACTAATTGGTGTCGGAAATGAAGATACTGCTGAGAATATACTTCTTGAGGGAAATTTAAAATATCAAGATATGGACGAGTACTTGAAAACTGCAAGTTCTTGCTTTAAAATAGAAATTGAAAAGCAAGCAAGCAATTTCATTAGAGATATTGGAGATTCAATGCTAGGTGATGTTATTTTTAACAATTCGAAAAAAGGTCAACTTGCAGGATCAATCCCAGGATTTCTAGCTGATGGATTAATATTTGCAGGTATAGGAAAAGGTATCGAAAAAGCTACAAATAAAATAAACAAGACAAAGAAGGGAGAAATGTTAAATGTCAAATAATTTTTATAGTGAATTTATAGAGGGTGGTTTTTTTGAAAAGAAAGCCTCAGAAAATGCTAACATTAAAAGTACATTAAGCAATTTAGATCCTGCGGTTCTTGAAAAATTAGCGCAAGAAATAGAAGGTTATGCTGATAATGAAAGTGATTTAACATTAGAGCAAAAATTAGCAGCAGAAGAAGATTCTGAAAAGGACAAAGAAAAGGACAAAGAAGAGAAAGATAAAGAAGAGAAAGAATCTGCTGATGATTCTGAAAAGGACAAAGAAGAGAAAGATAAAGAAGAGAAAGAATCTGCTGATGATTCTGAAA